CTCTATATCTTAATTATACCATGACCCTAGATATATATATATCTGAGTAGTTACAATAGCCAAGAGATAAGGCTACTACCTTCCATTGCCTATTGTTATTTAAAAATTGATTGACTGCTTCAACACATGTGTACTCTTCTTGTTCAAACCATCCCCAAAACGTATAATCATTAATTCCAATAACTCCACCGTCTGCTAATAATTTAGAAGCCTGTTCTAAATAAAAATATACTGAATCATAATCGTGTTCAGCATCTATATAGATATAACTATATTTATCGTTTAATGTAAGTATGGTTTCTTTAATATTACCCTTAATTGTTTTTATATTTTTTTCTTTTAATAAATCTTTTACATAATCTTCATGATTTTCTGCTGTCCATCTTTCATATCTAGCACATGGCTCATTAAAGAAATCCATTAAGTCTGATCTTTCAAAATTTTTATTATCTAATAACCACTTAGCATAGTCTCCGCCACCTACACCTAATTCTAAATAATTTCCTGAATCTGGAATTATTGGAAGAACGTCAAACCTGTCTGCAAAAATTTTTGCGTTATTTAATAGTTCTTGTGGAATATGGACAAACCTTGTATTTTCTTCTCTATGCATCATAATTCATTATAGCATGTGTGATATAATTGTGTTGTCTGCTCTTAGGAGAGACAAAAATAACTCGCTGAAAAGGAGAAATAAATGGTAACATCTATGTTGGATCTTTTTCAAGATCCTTTTTTTGTTGGCTTTAACCGTGAGTTAGAGCGTTTCAAAAAGGTACAAACAAACAGCACAGGATATCCACCATATGATCTAATCAAAATTGACGAAGATACATATGAGGTAGATATTGCCCTTGCTGGCTTTGCCAAGGATGATATTGAAGTAACTGTGGATAACGGTTCTCTTATCATTAAGGGTGAAAAGAAAGCCAGTACGGATGATTCTAATACTATACACAAAGGAATCAGTTCTCGTAAATTTACCCGCATTTTTGCGTTGGGTGAATATATGGAAGTAACTAATGCTGAATTGGTTGATGGACTATTGACTGTCAAGATTGAAAGAATCGTGCCAGAAGATAAAAAACCTAAACAAATTCAGTTAAAATAGACTCATAGTTATTTAATATTAACTAGAGGGACCTGAGCATGTCTGTAAACTGCTCTTTTAATATTTTAACTATCTCATACCCATCTGTTATTTTTGGTAAATTAATTCTATCAAACTTGAGATTATATGATTCAGCCATCTGTTTAAATATTTCTGTTAAATGAGATTCTGTGTCTGGATTTATTTCAACAACAACCGTGCCCTCTTTAGCAAAAATAAGATTGGTAAATCCAGCACCACTTGGACCTATAATTTTTTTTGCATTTCCAAAAATTTGCATCTGATCAAAAAAAGATATATCGTTTAAATCAAGCACCACATAACCAATATCTTTAAAATATTGTTCAAGGACATCTACATTTAATATTTCTCTATTAGGGTTTATAAAATCTTTAACAGTTTTTCTTGTTATGTATATATTATCATATCTACTCTCATCTTTTATAAAATTAGCAAAATGGTTTTTTAATATTTTTAATATTTCTTTATATTGATCTGAGTTATCTCTTAGATATGCTTTACTGGTTATATCATATACATTGTTAAATAATATATTACATTCATTTAAATTAAATAAATACTTACTGGTATCGATGCCTATGTAGGAAAAAGCATCACTAATTCTATTGTTAGTTGGCATCTTAAATTCATAGTCATCAAATTCTCTAAACATGTATAGTTTTAAATCTGGAACAAATTGCTTTATATAAAGATATATGCCTATTTCATCAAACATCATGTGAAAATAATTTTTCGTAAAGGTTGATATATATACTGGATCTGATACTACATTAATATCAGTATTGTTGTTTACATAATTTATATGAACATTTGATATTTTTTGAATGTTTAGCCCTATACTAGTATTCTTAAAATTTAACTCAATTGGACTTATTGATGTTTCACAATTTTGAACATTGTCCTTAAACCATTCAGATACATTTATTTTCCAAGACATATTTATATTATACAGTATTGACATAATCTTGCTATACTGCTATACTAGTTGTATGCCTACCCCAAATGATGTTCTTTATCCCTTTGAAGAATTTGTAAAAAATAAAAATAAAACCCTTAGAGGCTATATTTATGATTATTTTAGTAAAGAATGGTATTATCAATGCCCATCTTGTTTTACAGATATGTACGCTCCTACTAAAAAAACTATCAGAAAGACAACAAAACATCATTATAAAGAAATTTGTGGTGGTGGTTGGTAGTGGCTAAACAGTGTGGTACATGTACAAAATGTTGTGACGGAACGCTATATGGAGATGTAAATGGTCACATAATGGGAAATGGCAAGCCATGTATATTCTTAGATGTAGTTAATAAAAAATGTGGTGCATATGAAAAAAGACCAACAGATCCATGCAAAACATATAAGTGTATGTGGCTTAAGTATGAAGATGTTCCACTGTGGTTAAAGCCAGAAAACTCTCCAGTAATGGTCAGTGCGTTGAGTTATCAAGAAAATGAGTTTTTAATTTTAAATTGTTTTGGTAAAGACTACCCAATAATGTATTTAAATTATGTAAAAAACTATTGTACAAAAAATAATATTAACTTGATGTACGAGATACCTGGAATGAACAATATGAAATTTATTGGCAATATAAAGGCTTGGAACGAAATAATATTTAACTCACCAATATTAGGTCATAACTTTATTCAGTTTACACATGGACCAATAGAGCAATTAATATAACTTGTAAAGTGCTGGTGCCTTAGATTCATTAGTAGTAAAGCAATATCCTATTACATATCTTGTTCCAGATGTAACTATGTTTACACCATGTGAATATTCTGTCTCTGTTGCTGGATAAATTAATGCAGATCCAGTTTTTGGTGGCACTATCACTGCCTCATCATTTAAAAATGGAAATACAATCTCTCCACCAGTAAAGTCTTCATTAAAATATACTACTGCACTCAAGATACAATCACTACACTCATCATTGATCCAATCAGTATGTACAAGCATTGATCCACCTGTTGTATATTTTAACAAGTGCATGGTATGAATCCAAACTTTTTTATTTTTATCAATGTCTTCTGGACAAAAATCTAGATATGTTTGATATGCCTTATCTGCATATTTTTTTGCTAACTTTACAGATTTTGGATCAACTGGATTATGTCTTCTAACGTGTCCGTGACCTTCTTTGTGAAGCATGTGTTTAAATTTAGGATCATCTATAATATCAATACCTAAACTTAAATCAAAGTCTTCTACAAAATTATCAATAGCCAACATTTTTTTATTTTTTGTATAATTCATTGTTTAGTCCAAAACATAGAAAGTGTTTTCCTGACCCCACTAGTCATCATCTCTACTCCATGTATATTGTTAGAATCTCCCTTTAGATTAATTGACATCTTGGGTTTTGGTTTAATTATTAAATTGTTATGTTCTGGAAAATATAAGTCTCCTCCAGAAAAATCATCATTAAGATAGATTATTGTTGCAAAATGTTTGGTGTGAAAATCTTTTTCAAATACATCTAAGTAAGACTTGGTCATTTCATGTTTGTTTAGTGCATCGTGATCGTTATCTTCTTCACTTTCAATATAGTCTATATGTGGTCTTTGTTCTCTTCCAACCCTCCACCTATTTAATGTATAATCTTCTCTCATTACTTTAAAACCAAATCTTTCTTGTATATGCTTTTTTGATTTATTAGATATGTCATCAAAAAAATCTACATCTATATTATTTTTTCTCATACGACTATAGTGATGTAAACATTTTCTATTTAGATTTATAGACATGCCCTTCCAACCAATTATTCCTTGCCAATAATTTTTATCAACTTCGTGCTCTTTTGGATATATATAGTTAAATTCGTCTTCCCAGTAATCTTCTGTAATGCTATCATATTGATTTAATACATACTTTAATTCATCATCTGATAGAAAATCATCTATCATCCTATATTCTGGGCTAAAACTATCTTTGATATTCATTTGCTCGCTTATCTTTTAAACTGTTTATCCTTTAATTATAGCATATTGACCTTAAATGGTATAATTAATGCATGGACTACAATAAATATATTTTTGAATATAACAAAATAGGAATTGGCCTACATGGGGTAAAAATAGTAGATAATTTTTTAGATGAAGACACTACAGGTTATTTGTCTAAATGGCTAGATGGGGATATTAGGACTAGCGGAATATATAGAAGCGAAATAGATGATGAAAAAATATTAAAAATATTAGAAGAACAAGAAGAAAGAATATATAAAGAAGTTTATGATCATTATACAGTTAACTATGATGTAATTTTTAAAGAAAGGCCAATAGGCAGAACTCATTTATTAAAATGGAACTTACAAGATGGTGACGTTATGCCAGTACATACTGATTGCGAGACTCCAGATGGTGAACCAGTTTTAGAAAATGAATACTACAGATATAATTTATCTGCAATATGCTATCTTAATAAAGATTTTGTGGGTGCAGAATTAATATTTCCTGAAATTGATTTGACTATAGTGCCAGAACCTGGCAAACTAGTCCTATTTCCTAGCAGATACAAACATGGAGTTTTAAATATGGAATCAGGAAAAAGGTATACTATGCCAACCTGGTTTACATTTGATATTGGAGAAGAAATACCAAAAGAAGAATTAAGATTTACCTATGATGCCTATAAGTTATTGTTTTAATATTAGATAGAATTGTCAAAATCTTTAAACTTTGTCCACAATGCTGCAGTATATCTAGTGTTGCCAACAACCTCTTTAACTCCATGCAAATAGTGAGTGTTGCCTGGAAATACTGCTAACATTCCTGGCTTTGGCTTAATCTCAATATTAAAATCTGGAAAGAATAACTCTCCACCATCAAAATCATCGTTTAAATAAAGTATGGTTGATAAATGTCCAGTCCAAAAATACGGATAATATTTTTCAATAACAGAAAATTCATTTTTTTCATCATGCTTGGGTTCCCAACCTATGACATCTGTATGTGGATTTATGTAAGTTCCATTTGGATGAAACGTATATTGCAACGATCTGTCAACAACTTGTTTCATATTATAAAAACTTTCAGCATTTTCTGCAATTTTAGGCATTAAATAGAGTGCAAAATTACGCAATTTTTCATTATCAATTTGACCAAATGCTAAAGTTTTTCCATGAACATGATGAGTTTCATATTCAGGTTCGTGTTTTTTGCATTCTTCTAATATTTCAGACACTTCTTCTTTGGTTATAAAGTCTTCAAACAAACCTATATTTTTAGGATCAATACCAATTTTTTGTGTTATATTATCTATTTTCTTTACTTGAGGTCTAACATATAGTTCATTTATCTTATACAAGACTAATCCTCTTTTTCATGATTAGCCACATATCTTGAAAATTTTTCTTTAATTGTTCCATCTTTTCTGACACGAACGATCCAACCATCTTTTATTTGAATTTGGTTGTGTGCGTATTTTTTCTTTCTATTTTTTCTTAACCTGTTATTGCTCATTGATTTTTTTTCCTTGATAGGATCTGCCCCAAAAAAATGAGGATATCATTAATAAACCAATAACCAATGAATGCCAAAAATAAAATGTGTTCATTTATCCATGTCGCCTTCTTTTATCATATAGTTATTGTACCATTATAATTAAGAGACAGGCAGTTAATTAAAACCACCTGTCTCAAATTACACCTGTTTACTTTTTAGCAGGTTTTTTTGCAGACTTTGCTGCTTTTTCAATTTCTGCTACATCTGGAAGTCTTCCAAATGCTGTATCGCTTGGATTAATTGCACGTAATGCTACTGGGGCAATCGCTGCCAATAGAGCATATGCTAGATCTTTTGGATCTGTTACGCCTGTCATGTACAACGCTAGTCCAGCACCTAGGACAGAGCGTCCGTATGATGCAAGAGCAGCCTTTAATTGTTCTTTATTCATTTTTATTTCTCCTTTTTCTTTGAGCATTTAATATGCCCAAACCTATGAGTAATTTTTCTTGGACCAAAAGTTTTTTTTGTATCCATTTTCCATTACTTTTTTAATACCGTAAGACATTCTTTTAAATTGTTTATCATTATATTCTAATCCCTGAGAAATCCAATCTTCTCTTTTGATAAATATCATTTGATATATTGGAGTTCCAGCAGGTATCAAACCTTCAAACCCTTTCTTTACCATAAAAGGTATTGGCCCATTAACTGACCATTTGTCTGTGTCTATAATACCATTCATTGTTAAGAATGGTAGATCTAATCTGTTTGCTGGATGAAAGTATAATGTGCTATACCCCGCTGGAGTCTGAGGTTCCCACTGAGTTATCCAATGAAATTCGTTAGTATAGTAGCCATCAAAGTTAGGAAACACTCTTCTAGAATCAGTGTCTTGTGCTCTTGTAGACAATGGTTTAATTGGACCAGCCCACTTATAAGTTATAATATCATTACCTGTATTTGGATCAATACCAAGATTAGTTATCTCTACATCACATATTAATTCTTGCGTATACCCTGAAGTTAATGCATCTAAAAATGGTGGACATTTCTTTGCTGTACCGTCGTCCCTATTACCTCTTAAAGTTGGTTGAAGAGTAGGCATATCCTTAAACCATTTTGGCAAATAGTTTTTTGCAGACTGTGGTCTTGGGGTCATAAACTCTACATCCTGGCTAGATGGAATAAAGTTTACCTCTTGACTATTGGTCATGATAAAAACATTTTCCTTTTTAATTGATCCATATGAATATCACATAAATTCAACTCTCGTGGATTATTATTGAATATTTGTGTTGCCTCTTCCTTGCATGAATATTCTTCACACACTCTAAAAGCATTCCACGCTACCTCTGTTTGGTCTTTAAGCCTTATCAAGATCCACCTCCTCTGGAATTAACTTTTTTAATTCATGAAATGATTTAGACACAACTTGCATTTGGTTTCTAGTGTCAGTATCAAAAATAGCACCATACTTATCATGAAATTCTACAATTGGACCTAAGTCTGTTACTACATTACTAAGAGTTTTTTGTACATTTTCTATATATTCAAAAGCAGACTCTCTCGATTGATTAAGAAAGTTTATAAACCCTTCTTGAACATCTGTCTTTACAGACTCTTCATTATCCTTGTTCTTTAACTTATCAAGTAAAAAAGCATTTGTCGTAGTTGAATCTATTTGCATTTGAAATATTTTATTTAAAGCATCAGTATGTTGAAATTTTAACCATAAGTTTTTTAGTATAGTAACTATAGACAATGCTGTAGTAAATATTAATAAAAGCATTAACCAACTATCTTGCATCTTTTATAGCCTCTCTTGTCAATAAAACAATAGCACCATTTTGCTCTAGTGCTTTTTTAACTTTAATTATATACTCAACTGCTGCTATCTTTCCATCATGATCTAATCTGGCTAAAGTTTTAGGATCTAGTTTAACAGACAAAAAGTTATCATTATCTATAATCTGCACACCAAAGTTTTTAGGTGCAGTAATAGAACGAAAAGCCCTTTTCATACTGTCAGTATACATTTTTAGTCCTATAACATTATATCAGAGGTCGCTATTTACTCATACCCATTGTTAGGGTTTGCCAAATATTTGCCCAAATTGGTTTTGTTTTGTGGTTATTAAACTCTCTAGATATTTCTCCTTGCTCAAGATAAATACCGCCCCAAACTCCCCACTCCTTCTGAGTAATGCCAACAGAAAAGCATTCTTTCATGACAGGGCACTCTGAGCATAGTTTATCTATCGCTGGTCGAAGCATTAAATCATTTTCATACTTTTCAAAAAAAATATTAGTGTCATACTTATAACACAATGCCTTATTTTTCCATTCATATTTTTTCATATTAATCTACATATTTAGTTGGAATATTCCAACCATCTCGTGATGGCGAAAATATTTTTTTAATATACCATAATCCATTTACAAAAGCACCAGTAGTAGATAGACGCCCCTTGTCTGACTGTGTCATTTCTACTACGTCCCAACCATCCCAAGATAGTTTTTTATTATCTAAAACAATTGATTCCATAGTTTCTAGTTTATCAATTATCATTTTTTTCCACCGCTATCAATTGCTTCAAATCCGTCTTCTCTATCAAACAAGACCCAATCCATTGACTCTATTTGCATTTCTCTATTTATATGTTCAAGAACGATATCTTTATCTAGTTCTCCACATGTATATAAATCAAATTGCAACATTGCAGGATCTTTCTCATCCCAAATATGAAAAGCAATATGGGATGTTTCAATCATTACTATTGCGGTTAAACCACGATTTCCTTCTGCTTCAACATAAGAAGCAAATGGTCCCTTGATAATCTTCATCTGTATTGCATAAACTAATCTTGTTAAAAATCCAACTCCATCTTCTGGAGTCTTTAATGGATTCTTTACTTTAGCATTAATTAATATGTGTTTGTGTTGTAACATTGTTTTCTTTCTCTAGTAGCGAAATATTCCAACTTCAACGTTGTGAAGTTCTGCTTCTGCAACTAATGCAGAAGGTTGATCCTGTGGTGTACTTAAATAAGCAAAGTACCCAATTGAATCAAAATTTTCTTTTAGCCAAGTAGGTGCAACTTTAAAGAATTTAATCTTTTTGCCTCTTGCTCTTAATCCTCTTTCAGATAAATTTGAAAACTCTGAAACCATAGAATTAACTTTTGCAGGACCTGCTGAATAAATATGAAACTTATCATCATCTTCTGGCAGAGAAGCCATTGCTACCCCCATAGCCCTAATGAATACGCTATAGTCGTCAAAACCTTTACTGCCCTGAACTGCAACTATCATGCCTATTCACCCTTTCTAAGTTGATCTATGATAAAAAGCATCTTGTCTAATTCTACCTTATTCATACCCATTGTGTCAACTACCTGTGCATTGTTTTTGTCTATATCTCCATCAACAATATTTGACACATAGAATACATTATTTTTGGTCCAGTAGGCTTTTCCCTCTACAATGAGCACCTTTACGTTAGTGTCTTTAAGATGCTTTCTTGATTGATTATTTTTAATAACAGCCTTAGTTATTTGATCTACCTGCGGCAATATTGGAGACAAAATTTTGTGTATATGACTTTGACTATAACTTATTGAAAAAAAGGGTTCACGTTTGTTTCTTTTATTTATTAAAAACACAATAAAAATAAATATTACAAGTGTTGTTGTTACAGTTCCAAGCAAAAAATCCATTTATTGATCCTGATCTTCCATTACAATTCTGATTATTTCTTTTAAACTATATCTATTATTATCTGTTAGTTTATCTACTTCTTTTTTATCAAATGCTTTAGGCAATATTTTTATCTCTGGATCTTTTTTAGTTATGTCCATAGCAATAAAACCATGTTGCCATAATGCCATTGTCTCTCTACTAAAATATGTAGACATTTCGTTATGAAGGTCTGGATTAATATCTTGTAGTTTTGAAGTAAAATTATATAGCGGCTCACCAGTTTCTATATCGATACCAGAAACTTCAAGTGCACCAAGCAAAATAAGATTGGCTATAATGTCTTTATCATCACTCATTGTTAACTTTCTATTTTATTCGTGTTATGGAAAATGCAGTTTTTTTACAAGGTTTTAATGCTGCTGTAATTGCATCTTTTTCTTTTTTATCAACAGACAGTGACCATCTAACCTTAACTGAAATCCAGTTAGTTAAATATTCACAGGTGTATGGTTTATTTGTTGGTAACCATTCTGCTGGATCTCTATCTGATTTTGATCTATTAGATGAACCTGTTACTGCAATTAAATGACGAGGATCTAATTGATCGTTTGCATACATCTCACGTTTTTTTGCATCCCATGCACTAGCACCAGAATCCCAGGCTTCTGCTAATGGAACCATATGATCTACATCAAGTTTCTTTGCGTCAGTAACTTTTGCACTATCATAAATGCTAAGCCACTCTCCACCAACTATATTACATTTTGAATCAACATTTGGCTTTTTAATTGCTTCAGAAATAATAACAGATTTGCGAGCATCGCAACCATTTCCAGTTCCAACCCAATGCTTAAATTGTTCTCTTTTGTATCCTGTACGAACCTCATCGGCAACCTTTAATGCATTTAATGCTGATAAAGCATCTTTATATTTATTATCTACAGCATTTGCTGAAATAGTATTTAAAGATAAAACTGTTGCACAAACTGCAACTAATATTTTATTTTGAATTGTGTTACCCATATATATCTCCCATTTTTTCTACAGTAAAACTACTGTTGTTAGTATAAACAATATTTTTAATATTAGGCAACTTAATTATTTTAGCATCTGAAATATTATTTTTAATTAAATTGCTTACTTGTTCAAAATGTAACTTATCATTTTCAGTCATCCCAGAAACATGCTTAATTCCAATAACAACCTGTTTGTTAGTAGATAAAGCATCTACATACTGTTTAGCATTTTTACCATTCCATGATTGATAAGTGTCAGTCATTAATGTGGTGTCTTCTTTCCAATCAAACAAACCAAATTTCCTAATAACGTTTATTGCCCTTGTTGGTAAGGCATCTTCGTGTGTATCTCCAGTGTTAACTATTCTATGATCAAAGACTGTTGGATCTTCCCACGCTCTTGCAGTATTGTTTTCTTTTGTATCTACCCAAACCACTACATCTGCTTTTCCAAATATAGTTCTATATTGCTCTATATTAAATACAGCATCTACTATTACTGGTTTATCTTGTTTAGATTCTAAAATTCTTGCTAATTCTCCTAGTTTGTGATAGTATGTTAATTCATTAGGCCCTGACAAAAAATTAGTAAAAGTTTCTTTATCTAAATGTATGCCGTTAATTCTATCTCTTACTGCATCTGCAATCTCAGTTGCACCAGAACCAGGTAGTCCTATAAATTGAATTATCATTTTAACTAAAGTGCCTGTCGTATTGTAAAACAACTTCTGCAACCATACTATCAATAGATCCAATAGATTTAGTAATCATTAGATCATACTCGTCTTCTAGAGGCTCTTCCCATTTAAAGTCAGAGGGAGCATTTGGTGGTGGAGTTGGAATAATTGCATCCTTTTCATCAATTGTATTTACCCAAACAGTAAATGTTTTTTCCGCATAATAAGAATCCTTGAATTGAGTCCTTGCCTCTTTTGTTGGAAAATATCCACTTGGAACATATAGTTGTATGTTATTTTTTGAGGCCACGCTACCAATTGTTCTTAGCCATCTTGCGTACGGAGACTCAGTGCTTGCAGTTGGCAATTCTCTGTCTGTACAAAAAAAACCATTCATTTTATCTGAAAATTCTTTTGCTACTTTATTTCTAATTTCTGGATCTAAGCCAAAAAACTGAACAGTATACACTATCAGTCCTTTCCTTTTAGTTTGTTTTCAATTAATTTATCTCTTTCATCTATAATGTTTATAGCAAATTTCATTATTTTATCGTATCCAACTGCGTTATCCACAATTTTATTGTAGTGATGTGCACAAAACAATAGTTCTCCATCTAAACCTACAGCCTTAACATAGGCCTGTGCATTACACCTATCACATCTATCGTTTAATGTCAATAGATATTCTTTTACCTCTGGGGTTGTTGTAGTCATTAACACAATTATACCTTTGTTTAGTAGTTATACCAATTTTATCATATACCGTGAATTTTGTCCAGTATATTATTTTTTTCTTTTGTCTGTTGAATAAAATCCATCACCATTAAATACACTGGCTACTGAATCATATTTTCGAACCAAGGGCACGCTGCACTTTTCACAATCGTACCCTGGATCATTTTCCCTAATTGAGCGAACTTTTACGTATTCTGTTTGACATTTTTTACATATATATTCATAGATGGGCATTAGGCCACCTTTTTACCAAACCTTGACCAGGCTCTTTCATGTAAGAAATATCCAAGCATTTCACATGCTGTATAGATTATTGCAAAAGATCCAGCATATTCCCAGTGTGCTTCACCAGTAATTGCCTTTTCAAAAAAATATACTAACGTACCAACAAAACCTATGTGAACAAGGGGCCAACTGACCGTCTTATACAAACTTCTTTTCTTTGAATCTTTTGTCATATATCTCCTTAATATATTATATCACAAAAATGCTATATTGACAGTGTTTTGTTTATTTGCCAATACTTTTCTATCATATTTATTTCTTTATAGAAATCTACAATTGTTCTTGGCAAACCTAATAAAGTAAAATATTTATTTTCACCCAATAACATTAATTTTTTAACTTCTTTTGTCATTTCATCTTCGTCAAATACCCATATTCTTGTCCAATGATCTGGATTATTCCTATCTGTACCAACAAATTTCCACCATCTTTCATCGTATGGAAATGAGTACTTGATATCGTTACCAGCATAATGAACTATTGCATTATTGTACGGAGCAACAACATCATATCCTTGACAATATACTGCAATAGACTGCTCTGGTTCTTCAAATGGAAATCTATGGTACGAAGGAAAATTTATTGCCTTAATATCTGAAGATTTTGCAAATATAAAATTACAAGAAATATAATAATTTTTAAAATATTTTTCATTAACTTTATCCTTATTTGGTACAAACTTAAGTTCAACAACTTCTCCGTGTATATCTAGTTGATCAAAGGTTCCTTCTAAGATCCAGTCTGTCTTCCAATTATGCTTACCCTGAATAGATGCTGTAGCCTGCCTAGAGATTATTCTCTTCTCATTATTCTTAGTTAACTCTTCAATGTCATCTATCAAACATTCATCCCAATTAAGTTCAAAATCTGCATGAGCATCAATGCCCAAAAAATAGGATTCGTCCTCAATTAGACCCCTTATGGCCTCTCTAATGCCCACTATGCCTGGCAGCCCATCTGCAACATCGCTATCTCTAACAATTTTTACGTTATTAAACATAGATAAATCTGGCTCTTGTTTATAGTTAAGCCCAAGTCCAAATACAATATTTTCTGGATAGTATGCTGTATCTAATATGTGGTTCATGGTATCTACCAAATGGGTATCTTCCCATGCTGGAATTGATACAAATATTTTTTTATTTTTCATTTTTCTCCTTATATTTTTTATAGAATTGTTCTGCCCAGTATTTATGAAAGACTGTGCCATGATGTCCATCTCGTTTTTCCATAGCGATAGAGTTTTTATTTAAAGCAATATAATCTTCATAAGCACGTTCCTCAACTATGGAGGTGTCTACAAAATTATCTGAATGCAGATTAAAAAGTTCTAAATCATTAATAAACTCATAATTCCATGTGCTCCAAAAAAAATCTGTTTTAGTTTTGCTGAGTAGGCTTTCAAAAATTTTAATACTTAAATAGTTATGAATTAAAACCGTATTATAATCGGACTCCGTATACTTTCCTAAAGTTGGCTGTTCTGTATTTTGATCAAAAGCCCCTACTCTGTAAAAACCACTAGACAAATTATAATCATCTGCATGCATATATGCAGATTGCCTTGGTACGTTAGGTAACATAAAAAATATTGCATCTGGTAGGCCAAACTCTTTTATGTATTCTGATACGACATTTACAATTTCATCTACCCCTCCGCCAGGAATTCCTATTGAAAAAAAACCAGAACATGTATCATCTTTATTGATGCTATCATATAACATTTTGCTCCAGCAATCTTCTATAACAGAACCCTCTCCCCAAGTTTCTGAACATCCAGCAAACAATATGTGATTTTTATCAACGTGATCTTTTTTAAATTCATCACATCTCCAACCATAACTGTTTGTTTTTAAATAATATTCTATTCTTTCATTAGTTATGTAATGAGATATGGAATCTATTCCATCAAAATTTTTCTCTCTATAGTGTGTTAGAGTTGAAAATGGATATTCTTTATTATAGACTTCTGGCCTAACATCCACTGTTTTGTATTTCCATTTACGAGACATTATACGATTAAGTCCTTTTTATATACATTCTGCCAATTAATTATATCAGTTTCATCATTTAACAATGGTTGGCCTTTAATATTTAAACTAGTATTTAATAAAATTGGAACCTTAGATATTTTGTACCATTTAGACAGTAATTCGTATAATCCAGGATGCTGTTCTTTATTTACAGTCTGAACCCTAGAAGTTCCATCCTTATGAACTACTGAAGGGATAAGGTCTGGCTTTAAACACTTAACGGCATACTGCATATATGGACTTGTAAAACTCATATCAAACCATTTACTTGCATGTTCTTCCATAACAACAGGAGCAAACGGTCTAAACAACTCTCTTTTTTTTATTTCATTTACCTTATTTTTAATTTCAGGATCTCTTGGATCAGCAAGTATGCTTCTATTTCCTAGTGCTCTTGGTCCATATTCTGCTCTTCCACTTGCTACCGCCGCAATTCCGTTATTCACTATTTCATTTAATGCTGCATCGACTGGATAGTTATCTCCTAAATCATATCCAAGAAATGGTGTTTTAAAATCAATGTGCTTTCCGTACAATGCTGCTGCTGCACCCAGAGAACTTCCAGCATCTCCAGGGTTTGGCATAATCCATATATCATCAAATATATTCCACAACAATGTATTAGCAGAACAATTAAGAGCACACCCACCCATAAAAACTAATTTATTTTTTTTAGTTAATCTTTTTGCCATATACATAAAATCTATTAACTTTATTTGATAAACTTCTTGTACTGCTGCGGCAATATCAAACCTATCTTGCTCAGTTATTTCTGATCCCCAATCAAAAATTCCTTTATGAAAATTATATTTTTGATACCCAATTGATGGAAAGTATTCTAAAACCTTTTTAAAATATTTTTGTTTATCTCCATAGGCAGCCATGCCCATCATTATGTACTCTTCTTGGTTTGGCATTAGCCCAATAAGTTGAGTAAACGCAGAATAAAATAAACCAAAACTAAAGGGATAATTATCTTTGTACATTAACTTAATGTTATTTCCTTCTCCAGTCCAAATAGTAGAGGTGTTGAATTCACCAATTGAATCAAGAACAACTATTGCTGCATCATCAAACTTGCTAGTATAGTACCCTGCTGCTGCATGCGAGTAGTGATGTTTAAAATTAGTTCTTGGTATTGCATTAAGATAAGTATGTTCAAACCAAGGCTTACCGCCACCAAAACCACCACGAGTTTTAACTCTTAGTTTCTTTAAAAATGGATTTTCATAGTAGGCTATTTGATCTGGAATCCCATACTCCAATGCATTATCTATTAAACCCTTGTTGGTAAACCAATCATTTTTAACTTTGCTATATCTTTCAGCGTGACCAGCAAATAAAACTTTATCGTCTTGTATTAAAGATATAGATGCATCATGTGTAGTTTCATTAATTCCCATTATTAACATTTTCTACCTCCTTAATTCTGTACATTGCTTCTTTAAACCATGCGTAGTGAACTGCTTCGCTAGGGTGTGTCTTATCTGATCCAAATATTGTCATATCTTTATCATTATTTTGTATAAAGTCAAATGTATTTTTTGCAAATCTTTCTTTATTTATTTGATAATAGGTATTAAAAGAATCTTTCATCATTTGATGCATATACTCTTCAAAATCTGGAATATAGATATCTATAAAATCAGTAACTCCTGTAACCAAGTCTGACCAACCAGTTGTAAACAACTTTACGTTATTAGTTTTACACATATCTTCTAATATACTATATAAGTTAAATATAAAAATTTCTACCAAGGTTCCATCTAGTCCACGAAATGTATTAAACTTAAACCAGTCTCTTCCATAATTTGGAAAAAGTATAAATATATAATCTGGATATCCATGTTTAGATATATACTTGAAAACATTAAGTATTATTTCTATCGTTGATCCACCAGACAATCCAACATTAAAGTATCCACTGCACGGAGTATGCTCATTTATCTGATCATATAACTTATATGACCAACTTTTTTTAATATCATTTAACCCGCATCCAACGGTTATAGAGCATCCAGCAAATAAAATATTTGTTTTATCTTTGCTAACTTCTGTAAAAGAATCGCTAATATATGGGACAAACTCAATTGATTGTTTTGTTAAGTCTGGATTAAGAAATGGACCTATGATATCTTTATTTTTGTGCAACAAGTATTTAAAGTGCTGAGGTCTTTCTTCTCTATCTTGATTAATTATATCTTCAAATTCCATATTAATATATAAACTCTCTCTTTTTAAAATGTTTTTTATTTTTTCTTAACCAAAAATAAAATTTAATTTTATATATTATTTTTTTCATTTAAATACCTTTCATAGAAATATTTATACCATGCATGATGAAATGCATTTCCGTGATGTTTATTTTTATCTGGTGCAATAAATAAGTATGGATCGTTTGAATTATTTGTAGCAAACTCATAAACATCTTGTTGAATTTTGTAAATATCCATCAACTTAAAGGTTGCGGTGTATCTTTCTAAATATTCAAGTTGTTCAAAAGGATATCTTTCTTTAAAATTACTGTATAGTCCAGTATCTCCAAACTTTCCTTCAGCAGTTAGTTGATGATTGTATACGTCAACATTAAAGTACTCCTTGTCGGCACCACGCAGCAAACTATCAACAATATTTTTTTTATCATTTAGAACCCAACTAGTTGACACTAACTTTGTGCCATTGCTTTTGCACAAAAACTCTAAATGCCTATATAGTTCTGTAATGATGGGAGTTAAAGATTTTTCTGGCTCTTTAAAATAACTGGCGTCTCTTTCAATTTCTGGTAACAGAATAAATATTATTTTTGGAAATCCATAAGACTGAATATATTTATTTATGTTTATTAATATCTCAAATATACTTCCAGCACATAATCCTAGATTGTAGTAACCATCAATATTGACATCTTTTTTAATTGCTTCATAAAGTCTATATGACCAAGTTTTTTTATACTCTACGCCAGCACCAAAAGTATTTGAACATCCAGCAAAAAGTATGTGATCTCCATCATGATCTTCTGTAAACTCATCTGAACGAAAGTTGTCTGAATTTAAAGTGTAGTCTAAATCATATTTTAACCCATCCTCCAACTCTTCATCTAACAATTCTTCAGATAAAAAATTTCTTTTTTTATTTATTATAATGTTAAATTGTTCTTTTGACATTTCTTTTAATCCATTGCCTATTAAAAAAAGAGAGTTGTTGTGAAAAAAATCATTATTATTGTTCATCTGTATACCTGCTGTAAAAATATTTATACCAGGCGTAGTGGAAACCTTCTCCATGATGTTTTCCAGAATCTGGTGCAACAAGTATATTTTTATTATTTACTAATAAAGAATAATTATATATGTTTTCTTTAAAATCTTCTTGATATAAAACTTTAAAAGTTGATGAATATTTTTGTAAAGTTGCTAACTCATAATATGGATTTATTTCTTTTAGAAAATCATATACTCCACCTTCTGCGTATTTGTTATCTCTAGTCTTATAATCTACATAAGAACTATATTCTTTAGTGTAATATTTTGCCATTTCTTCTTCATCCATATTAAGCCAACTTGTACTGAATAGTGATGTGTTTGATTTTTTACATAAGTACTCAAACTCATTATACAGTTCAGCAATTATAGTTGTTAATGATATCTCTGGCTTTACAAAATATCTAATATCTCTTTCTATTTCTGGAAACAGTAAAAATATAACATCTGGCATGGAATATCTTCTTATATATCTCTGAACATTTACTAATGTTTCAAAGATGCTTGCTCCTGAAGCACCCAGATTAAAATAACCACTTAACTTTTCTTCTTTTTTTATTTCTTCGTATAGTCTATATGCCCAGGTTTTTTCATATTCAACTCCTTCTCCAAAAGTATTTGAACATCCAGCAAAAAGTATGTGCTTGTCTTTATGTTTTTTAATAAACTCATCTGATCTAAAATTATCACTATTTAAGTTATATGAAATACCAGTTTTTTTAACGTCATCTTTCATTTTGCTGCTTAATGGGTTTACCAAGAAACCTTTATTTCCCTTTATATTAAAGTTTTTATTTGCATTTGTAGGCTCATCATCTGAAGATTCAACTTTATACAACTTTTCTTTCATTCTTGACCTGTAGAATTTCTAATCATGTCAGATGGTACATTATGAAACCAAGTAGGTACTGCATACCTCGGTCCCTTTAAAACAGAGTCAACTTCGTGAACATATAAAAAGTTAGATGGAAAGAATACAATACTACCTGCCGATGGTTTAATGGTTACATTTGATTGCTTAAATGTTATTTCTCCACCAACATAGTCATCATTAAGGTATAGCAGTACAGACAAAACCCTTGTACTAACTCCTTGGTCTTGATGTGGTGGCAAATATCCAGTCTTATCATATCTTAATAAACTAGTTGCGTGTTCTTTTGCTTTAACATTTTTTTGTGCAAATGGATATAGTTTGGTTGAATAATGTTTTAATGCTTCATCAATTGATCCATGTATTCTAGAAGATATATTTCTTTGTTCATCTCTAAAGGTATCATCTTCTGATATCTGTTCCATAGTTGGAATAAATTTTTGCCAACAAAATATTTCTTTGGTTCCAGCACTTTCATTAACCCAAGGAGACCATGGTTGAACAACTGTTTTTTGTTTAACATCTTCAGGACTATTCAATAGTCTTTCTTCTAAATCTTCTATATTTCTTATAATCTGATCAGTATTTTTTACAATATTTTTATAATATACTAATCCTAAATCTAGTACCTCATGATCTATTAGATTCACGCTCTTCTGCCTCTCGCTCTAATGGATACTCAACGGCTTGCCAAACTGGTTTTTTATTTTCTCCTAAAAAGTCTGGATCTGCATGTTCTGGAAGAGATGTGTGCATAAACAAAGCAGTATATCTATGCCCTTCAGTTACCTCTGTAATACCATGAATGTATTCAGTACCAGCACTTGGAAAAAATACTGCTGAATATTTCTTAGGTTGATAAACAAAGTCTTGATTAGGAAAAAATATCTTACCACCTTGATACTCTGGAGTTTCATTTAGGTAAATGATTGTGCTAAACTCTATGAATGGTTCAGGACCTTGTGCATCTAGGTGCAACCCACCCCTTGTGCCCTTTACCCAGTGTGATCCAAAACCTTTAAACACATATATGGGATTAAGAAAACCATTATAGGATCTATGAACTTCGTTTGATTTATTTCCATATTTAATCATTACGTCCATAACGTTTTTGTTATACGGTAAAGATGTTCCACCATATCTTTTTCCATAATATTCTGGATATGGATTAACCTCTGATGGGTTGTGCTGTTCCCTTATTAGGGTATCTGCGTCTTCTTTGGTTATAAAATTGTCTATTACCGAAATTCTATGCATAGTTTTCCTATCTTTCTTATATTATACCACTAGTCAATGTAGTTAATTTTAGTCATAAACTTTTTAGAATCAACATCGTCAAATTTGGACAGGTCCTGATCATACTCAACATCGTTCATTGGAAAAGGTAGTGGATGGATAGACTCTGGGTCAATCTTATGTAGTTTTAAAAACATGCTTACGTCTGGCATCATTGGTTGATCTATTGAATCATACTTATTTTTTTTATTTTTAAGTAGGTCAATCATCTCATTATAGTTATGATATTTTGAAAATGTAGTATATAGATCTTTTATCGTGTCTGACCCTTCCTTTGTATAAAAGTTGTCTGGACAACTATACATTTTGATATTATTAGAAAAATATAATAATGACAAAGTTTCTTCCTCTCCATAATATTTCATGTATGATGGATAGTTTACAGATTGTAGCGTTGACGTGTGGGCAAAAATTAAATCTCTACTAGTAAAATATACTTGTTCTATTTTTTCTGTTTTTATTTCTTCTTTTTTTAAATAAAAAATTCCATCATTTGATAAGATAGTTTTATTCTTACCAGTTATTATTGATTGCTTGTTTGGTAAACTGCTTAATAAAAATTCATCCCAATCTTGATTTAGAAAAACATTATCTGATAATAATAGTGTATATGAAAATTTTGAATCATTAATAATTTTTTGTCTATAATAGCAGGGACTTTTTATTTTATCCCAAAATATATGATTATATGTTAGACTATCAAATTGATCAAAATATTCTTGTTTAGTTAGGGTGCTTTGATCATAAATATGCACATATATCATATTTTTTTTAGATGATTTTTGCAATAAATTATCTACAACTTTTTTTAATAACTTGCCTTTATATGAATATATGATTACATTAATTGGATTAGGCAAATTTTCATTCGTCATCGTATTCCTTTATTCCCTTTGTTCCAAATATTTTTTTTATCCATGCTGTTTTTTTATAATATCCATATAGCATGGACCTTCTATTCTCTGCTTTAAATTCATGTTCGTCAAACTTTTCTAAACTTGTGTCAACTTTCATCTCCCAGTTATCTCTTTTAAATGGAATTATTTGAAACACAGGCGTTCCCCTTTTTATTACTCCTTGAAATCCTCTTTTAAGAAAAAATGCAGTAAAAACTGGTAGTCCCCAAATGTCTGACTCTACTATTCCAGACATAGTTATGAATGGTAAGTCGTGTCTGTTCATTGGGTGTGTTATTAAAACTGAATAACCTGGTGGTGTTTCGTAATACCAATTCATTCTCCATCCATAATGTATTGGGTGGCAGTTATCTGGTACAGGGAGATCTATTGTTGGTCTTTTATCCATAATCATTATGTCTTTATCCCAAGACAATTTTGGTTTTCCATTTTTATCTAACTCAACTAAAAGATCATCTTCTAATAAATAATAATACCCTGCAGTTAAAGAGTCAAAAAAGGGCATACACATCTTAGTAGCAACTCTTGCACCGTCTCCACCTATATTATTAACTGGATTTAGATGTTTATCATCATTCCAAATTTCATGCTTTGCTAAACTTTTATACCATTCAGGAACATGTTTAACTGCAGGTTCTGGTGGAATAAAAATACCTTCGTAATTTGGACCACCACCTGGAATAAATGATATATTTAAAGGATCACTCATTACTTATATTCTTTTTTTTGTCTAAACTTTTCTTTATAAGAATTTCTAAAACTACTTCTAACTAACAACCTTTGTTTTTCTATTTCATCTTTACCATCACCATATGCAACACACTCTGAATCCCAAGACTCTCTCTTAACTGGTATTGCTTGAATAAGTGGCGTACCTTGTTTTATAATACCTTTAAAATCTTTTTTAATATACATAGAAAAGTGTCCATCTGATGCAAACTTATCTGTATCTACAAATGCTTCAAATGCTTTAAAAGGAACTTCGTCTCTATGAAATGGATGAGTAAAGATAGTGCTATACCCTTTTGGTGTCATTATGGACCAAAATGGCAAGATTCTAAAAATTTGTTTATGGTATAGATTGGTATCTACAGGATAGTTAGAGATTTGCTCTGCAGTGTGAGTTGCGACCATGTCATTTCCAACAAACCTAAGTTCATTTGGAACGCTCCACTCTATTTTTTCTGGATTAGTAGCGTCTACATATACATCCATAGGAAACTTAATAATGTATCCAGCAGTCATTAGATCAAATACTGGCATACATCTTTTTACTGTTCCACTACTCCCACCCTTGGCAATAAAATCTTTATATTCATCACCTATAAAACCTGGTTGTTGCTTATACCATTCTGGAATAAATTTTGATGCTGCTTCTGGGACAGGTGCAAACATTGCTGTTTTTTCGCTAAAAGGATAAAATTTAATCCTGTTCATATAACTTCCTTACTCTCTCTACTATTATATCACTCGCTACGAACCTTATGTTATACATAGGGCTAAACCTTGGTATCTTGCCAAACTCGTGATCAACCATATGACTACCTGCGTTTTTAAAATGAAAATAAACGAAGTCAGTCTCAATCATCCTAGTAGTTTCAGGTATTTTTTTAAAATTCATTATACCTGGATATACAACAAAAGGAGAATTTTCTGGCTGTTCTATAAATGCTTCAACTTCCTCGTCAATAAGCCATGGCATATAAAATCTAAAAACATCAGCAAAACAATCTTTAGGCAACTCAGGGGGCTCTTGATCTGATAAGTAGTATTGTCTAATCCATGGCCTATCTAAACTATACAAACCATCTTCCTTTTGAAGTAAAAATATTTCAGCATGATTAGTTTGTTGCAATGTAATCTCATTATTTTTTATACTGATTAAATTAGGTTTTTGATATAGTTTTTTTGCATACAAGTTTATTGGTTTAATTATGCTGTCTTTATATTCATCTTTTATTCCTTCTTGATAAGAAAGCCATCTATGTGATACCCTAGACCTTTCATTAATATATAAAAAAGACTCTGATTTTGATTTATACCAAATATCAAAATCTAGACTTAGTGGAGTAATTGTTTCGTTACTCACTCTTCTTCTGACCAATCTTTATTTAATAATTCTTTTGGTATAACTTTGTAACCACTTCTATCAATACCAATCTCGTATCCTTTTTCAGCCTCTATCCATCCTAATAAATTAACTGTTCTATATTCAGAATCTGATAGTTCTGCACCCCAAATAATTAAACCACGATTAAGATCCTTTTCACGTACCGCTGGACCAGATTGTGTTCTTACTCTTCTTACTTCTATGTTTGTTCCTACGTCTGGCATATCTTTATACTTCTTATGCTTTCTACCGTCCCAAACTGAGGCATGCCAATACTGGTTTGTATATTTGGCAACTGCTAATTCACAAATTGCTGATGCTGGCTGAGCGTTTCTATCTTCTTCCATACTAGATCTATTGTAGTATGAAGCATCTACCTTATTCCAATTTTCTGTATATCTTCGCATACCAACCATATAGGCATGTTCATATTCCCACGGTTCTAATTCAATTATCAATTGCTTTCCTATTCTGTTAATGTTGCGAGCCTCGACTCAGGTTTGAACTGAGGACCTTCCGCTTACAAGGCGGATGCACTACCACTGTGCTATCGAGGCGTGGGAATAGTAGGACTTGAACCTACGATAGCCGAATTATGAGTTCGGTGCCTTAACCTACTTGGCTATATTCCCTTTGGCTGGCGTGGTAGGTCTCGATCCTACGACTTCGAAATTAACAGTTTCGCACTCTGCCAACTGAGTTACACGCCATCTTTTTTATTCTGAAACTAACACTAACTTGTCAGTAACAGTTAAACCTTTTTGCCATTGTGTTGCAACAGCAACATTTGCAGAAGAGGTTGTTTGAGGAATTAAACCAAACAGCACTGAGCCATAATTAAACTTACCTGTTGGCAATACTCCAAAATAATCTGTATTAGCATCATGATTTCCTACTGGAAATGTAGAAACAGAAACTGTATCAGTAATACATGCTGGATATGCTACTGGTTTTCTGTTTGAATCATTACCTGTAGAAACAAATACTGGAATGCCTTTATTTTTTAAACTGGCAACTGTTGATCTAATTGCTGGATCAACAATTTTAACATTAACTAATCCAGTTGGAGAAAGTTTACAATCTCCTGGCTTTGTCATATTTCCACTTAGTCCATAAGAAAATGACACAGCAGATACATTTGATGAATTAGTATCTACCCATTTTAATGCTGCAAGAAAATCATTTCCATTTAAAATTCCAACTGCACCTTTGTTTGATACTGTTGCAGATCTAACTAATATAAGTGGAACATTTGGATTATTTCTACGAGCAACCTCAACCATAGCCATACCATGATTTACTGGATCAGAAACTCTCTTAGAAGGTTTCGGTGTATTTACACACTTATCTGTTGCAATACAAACAATAGTTGTGTTAGCAACTCTTGTATCAAAGTAACTATCAATAATTACAATTGGTTTAGTATTAACTGCTGGTGTTGGAGTTGGTGTAACAACTGGTGTTGGTGTAACAACTGGTGTTGGAACAACAACTGGTGTTGGACTCTCAACTATAGGTGTTGGAGTTGATGTAACAACTGGTGTTGGACTCTCAACTGCATTTGCTGGAACTGCTAGTACTGAAAATAAAACAGATAAAACAATAAACATTTTTTTCATTAAGATAACTCCATTAATCTAATTACATAACAACATGGGTCGCCGCCTTGGTCCCACTCTTCTTGCTCTTCTTCGCTCATGTATTGAAAACCACCATCATGAGTACTACAAAATGGCTCAGTTATCCAGCCTTTGTCAATGCCTTGTAACAGCCAAATCTCAAATTCTGTATTCATATATCTAGTATAGACCTAGATGCTTACCGTGTCAATAGGACCAGTGCAAGATGTTGAAAAATTAATAGCAGCACCTACTGCTTGAATGACTCTGTTTCTTCCATTTTTTTGTTTTTGCGTAGAGTACATTGATCCAAGTGCAAATTCTGATGCTGAACCCATTGCTAAATAATCTAAGTCATATTCTGTTAATGACATATCTACAGCACTGTGTTCAAACATTCTACCTTTAACACAAATGATCATTCCAAAGTCTGAGTCTTTAGAAACATCAACCCACCATCTATCATAAAAATCTCTTAAAGATATTAAAAATTTTGTATACATAAACTTATCTAGGTTACCTTCTGGAGCAGGTGGTTTAAAGTTTAACCTTATTCTTTCACCATCCATGGTGCCAGCATATCCTATTAGATATTGACCAGTCTTCCAAACTTTGGGTGCTTTTAAAGTAAGCATGCTGTTTTCATCTGATGCACCTCTGTCACCAGCCATATAAATCTTATTTTCTTGTCTAACTACTGCAATGCAGGTCAAATGAAACCCTCTCTAGATATGGTTATTTCAAGTATACCATTACCCAGGGAGGGTGTCAAATATCTACTTAGATTTCTTGTCTACTGAGTTAAATGCACTATTGATTTCTTCGATGCTTAGTCTTCCATCATCGATAAATCCTCGTGCTAGTTTTTCAACTACTGTAGCAACACCTAGAGTTCCTGCAAGTATTATTGCACTCATGGTGTCGATACCGATAATTGCACCAGCACCAATAACTCCAAGTCCATTGGCTGCAAATACAGCGATTATTCTAAGTAGAATATTTTTAATACCACTGACTGCTCCCATTGCCTTTTCATCATCTAATTTTGTTTCTTTAGCCATTATTCTTCTCCTTCCCTTATTCGCATAGTTATTAACCATACAAACAAAACAGTTATAATTGCATACCCTACAATAGTTTTTGCACTACCCTCGAGTACTAGCCATGCTGCGAACATACCTAGTAATGTCCACAATTGGTTTAATGTTTCTACAAATGCTTCTACTAGCCATGCCCATACAAATTTAACTACTGTCCATACTTTATTTAATATCCACACAATTAATTTCCAGATACTAACAAATACCCATTTAATTGCATTCCAGATACTTGTAATAATCCAAGTAATAACTTGAGTACCTTCATTAATTACCCCAATTATTACTTTATATATACCTTTAAGTATCTTCCAAACAAGATTAAGAACATATTTAATTACCGCCATAACCTTGATTAGAATAAACTTAACTAGGTTTATGGGTAACATAACTACGAACTTAACTGCTTTGAAGATAAACTTAAAAGGTTTTAATATTGCCTTTATCATGTTATCCTCCTTATTTCTGCTCTTGCATTCATCTGTACTATGCTTGAAGACATTGCTACAGATCCTATTAATTGACCCACAATAACTGTTGCAACAACAACTGATTGTGAGTCCTCTCTTTCTTCTTCTGTCATATCAGCACCCAATTGTCCAAGTGCTTCTAACACTTGTCCTGGATCTGATACAAACTCTCCTAATAAGGCCCCAGGATCTGACAGTTGTTCAAATACAACTGCAACACCTGCTTCTAATTCAACACCTTCACGGTATTCAATTATTTGATTTTCATCTAATTGTTCTAAAAATTCTAAAGTTTGCTCATCATTTAATCCTTCAATTAAATCTGCTACTGGCATTGCTTCATCTACTTCATAGTTTTCAATTAATAATTCTGCAATGTTTTCTAATTGTTCATCTGTAATTTCTTCTTCATTAACTAACATTTCTTCAATTGCATTATCCATTTCTTCCTCTACTGGTATAATTTCTTCTGAAGGAGTTGGTTCAAGTGAAGGTTCGATTACAGGTTCTGGTTGTGGCTCTTCTATCACTATTGGTTCTGGTTCCTCTATCACTACTGGCTCTGGTTCGAATGTTGGCTGAGGGTTTGGGTCTGGTTGAACTGGATCAGGAGTTGGACTTGGAGTTGGATCAGGACTAGGTGTTTCTGTAGGCGTAGGAGTAGGGCTAGGGCTTTCTGTAGGTGTTTCTGTAGGTGTTGGTGTTGGGGTAGGAGTAGGAGTAGGAGTTGCTATAGGGGTTGGTGTAGGACTTGGAGCAGGTGGCTCTGTAATAGTTTGAACACTTAATGGAAAAACTTCACCATTCTGAACGTATCTTGCCCCATATCTTGCACCTCCTGGTGCGTTAGAACTTACTTGATAAGTTGGAGTCCAAGTATAATTAATTGGATTTACTTCTGCTAACATTCTAATATAAACAGGGTCTCCTGATGATTGACCCCACACCATAACTTTCCAGTCAACACATATAGATGTTGCAGTTGAGCCATACCTTACGTATAAATCTTTTCCTACACCCCAACCTGGATCCCATTGAGCACCTGGAGTATTAGCAAAGGCGTGGTAATCCCATGAGCCAATTGATATAGATGGACTTGGTGGGAAAGTCCAAAATGTGTAATCTCCTACGCCAAAAGTAATTGTTCCCTTTGGACTTACATAAATGTTATTTGTATAAACAGTTTCTCCCCACTTAAGAGGAGTATTTAAATTCATCAAGAAGGCTTGGTCTCCACCGTTTACCTGATAGGTATCACATGGTGCTGCATTTGCCTGAGCCTGTTGTGGCGTGCAAGAAAGAAATAGTATTGATGCTACTATAAAGACAAAGAATGCTCTGCGAAGAGTCCTAAAGTTATTAATTTAATAACTACCCCCAATGTGAGATAGTACTATTATAACATTTTATTAGATTAGTTTAAACTGATCTAGGTATTCCAGTGCTTCTTTTGGTGGTTCTGGTCTAATAACATTGTTGTTAACAAACAATTCTTTTGATCTATCTGATTTAGGTCTATCTGCAAACGTATGAACTTCAACTTCTAAATCAATACTTTTTGGAGTATTGGCAATTGAACCAAATACAGCACCACAAACTGCGTCCGCTAAATCTTTAGATTTTTTACGAGGATGATCAACCCTATCATTCTTCATAATCTTTAACTCAGTTAACTCTTCAAACAATAATTCAATTGAAGGCATTACTAATCTTTCTTCATAAATAAGCATTGCCATATCTTCATAATGCTTTTTAGCAACTGAAACAGTATCTGTTCTCATTCCAACTGCCTTTAATTCATTTTGAATATCAAATGATTGCCAACGATCAAATGTTACCAAGCCTATATTAAATCCAGTTCTTCTTAAGTTTTGAATCCATTGCTTTACTTCTGATAGGTTTACTGGACCTTCTACTTTAGGTTCCCACCAAACCACTGCATCCACAACAACAATAGGAGCAACCTGTTCGTAATCTTTAATTACCTGAACGTTAACCCATTTCTCCACGTGAGCAATGGCTACAGCACACTTGTCATGCTTTTGTGCTAAGTCAGCATGAACATAGTAGGTCTTATCTGGATCAGGCTTAAAGGCTTCATCAAATCTTTTAAAATTATCTATAGGGTTTCTACCAGTCATACAGGCTCTAACTTTTTCTACCTGCTTAAAAAACGCATCTGATGAATAGGTTGGGACGCATGCAAAACGCATCATTGCATCCCCAAGATCTGTATAAAAGGCTAACTTAAAGTCATCAATCTTCCTGGTCGGATTAACTTCCCATGTTGGTCTTTTTAATGCAAATACTCCAGGATACTTATATGAAACAATCTCATCTTCTTCCCACGAAATATCAAATGTATTTCCTACTTCATCTTCTGGTAGTGCTGGATTTAAAATAAACTTATGATTTTTTTCAATAACATCTTTTTCTAAAACAACATCATCATATCTTTGAGATATAAAATCTCCCACATACCTTGGAAAAGATAACAATACAACCTTACCTAAATCTGGAAAGCGAGAATCTACTGAACCACGAAATGCTTTATAAATATTTTCTGCAGTTTTTCCTTGTTCATTTCCTGTGCCAACTTCAGAAACAAAACCAGAAATCTCATCAAGCACTGCAAGCAAAAGATTTAAGCCCTCATGTGACTCTCTTTCTGAATGTCCAGAATAAACTGTAATAGATTTATTAAACTCTACGCTATCTGCCTTTGCATAAAACTTTCCTATAAACCATGGAGACTTTTCAATCTTAGTTTTAAAACCTTTAAAGAAAACGTTCTTAGCCTGCTGTGCGTTAATAGCAACGTTAATTAAATCAATAGCGTCTCCTGATGGTTTACCAAAATATTTAGCGGGATCTTTTAAACAAAGTAACTTATAAACAATATAAGCACAAGCAACTGTAGAAGTAAAATCTTTACCACTACCTTTACCTAACTGAAGAATGATTTCATTTTTAGTGTACTTGTTATAATATTCTGTACCTTCTTTTTCACCCAATAATTCTATCAAATCTTCTTTTCTATAAATCTGGCTCATAGCCTCAACTATGTCATACTGAATTTTAGATAGTGCGGGTTGTCCTAAGTAATCTTCATGTTCAATAAATGTTTTAGCATCTACTGGGATTTCTTCAAATGGATTATCTTTTAATACTTCTAAAAAGTCATCAAACATCATGGACAACTGTAACCACTTCGCTTTCCCTAGCAATAGTTGAAAGTCGTCTCATGATTTCATCACGAACCTGTGGATACTCAGAAGCAACATCTTTTAATATGTTCATAAGCACTTCTTGTTTTCTTTCTATTTGTACCATTTCTTCTGCCAGTTCTTTATTTTCTAAAAGCCCTGCTTTTTGTAACATATCAATTCTTCTAGATTCAATATCTAAGACTAACTTAATTCCTTGACTCTTAGCATTTAAGTTAGCACTTGTTGTTGCATCCTCAATAACTTCATAAGCCTTTGTTATTAACTTGCTGTAATGAGTATCTGCTGCAACCAATGCCTCTTTTGCTCGTGCACGAATTGCATCATTAGCGGAAGCCATAACTTTCCACTCATTAATTAAACTAACCACTTGTTGTCTTGGTATTGCAAGTTGTTTAGATATTCTTGTAGGATCATTTCCCTTTAAATATTCTTCAACAACTTTGTTTACCTGATCTAAATGTTGCACCAAATCTTGCTCAGTTGACATTATTTACCTTCTTGCGTAAATCATATAACATGTTTGCCCATACATAATGAAACGCTGTGCCGTAATGTCTACCATCTCTTGCTACCATTGTAAACTTATCGTCTTTATGGCTATTGCTATATTCAAAAACTTCTTGTTCAATCTTTGCCAATTCTTCTGGACCAGTGGTGCTATAGTAATTATTTAAGTTACATAATTCTAAAAATGCATCAGTGCCTCTGACGTATGAAAATATATATAACTCTATATTGTGTGATTTGCAATATACTTCTAAAAACATCAAATACTGATATGTATATATTGCTAAGGTATGAACAAACATAGATACAGTGGTTTCTCTTTTTACTAAAGAATGTCTATAATTTTCATTTAGTGCATAGAATAATTCTTGAGGACCCATAGGCTTATCAAGTTCATGACTGTTGTCTGAGTTTAATGCATAGAATCTATTTAGATCTGGTAAATCTAAAAATATAATATCTGGATTGCCATAACTATCTATATACTTAAATGTGCTTGCTACTATATCAAATATACTTTTTCCAGGTGTACCTATATTGTAGTATCCAGAAACCTTTTCATCTTTTGCAATTAACTGATGCAATAGGTATGACCATGTTTCTTTAGTATAAAGTCCTTGTCCGTAAGTAACAGAACAACCATTAAATAAAATATGTTTTCCATCGTGATCTTTTTTAAACTCATCTGATCTGTATCCTTGTTTATTAGGAACATACTCATCTTGTGGAAAATCAATCCATAACTGAGTATTGTCAAGTTTCTTTGCGTCTTTATATAGACCCTCTATTAGATTGTTCCACCCAGTTAACTGTCTGGCAAATGGTAACTCTACCTTTTCATTTTGCAATAAAACTTTATGACTTTGTTTAGCAGTTTTAGTAAATTGTACATTAAGTGTTTCATATAAATTTACAGGTGCTACTTCTGGATTTTCATTCATTGTTACTCTCCTTAGTATTATTATAAACTTTTGAAACTTTTAATAGTATTAAATATCCTATTAAATCATCCAAATCATTATCTCCATAAAACTCAGAACCTCTAGATATTCTAGACAGTTTATCGTCAATTCTTATCTTTATCTGTTCGTCTGAATTTGCTTTAGAGAATATTCTAATTGGATCAAGTGCAGAATCACCATATGATTTATTTTTTTCAATAAGCATATCTTTTATATTATTACAAACATTAGCAATTGTATGTTGAGTTGAAGTGTTCATCTTTTTGATTTCCTTAATCCAAACTTAGCCAAGTAAACGTATATTGTTTCAACACTACATCCACACTCCTTGGCAATTTCTTCTGGTGATTTTCTATCCATAAGATATCTCTTACGCATAAAAACTTCGCTACTATACATTTTACCAGAAGCCATACTATTGATCATCCTCTGTATCAATAATATCATAGTTATAGGAGTTAGAGTCTTCTGTAATCCATTTGCTGTACCCTTCGACATCCCAAGCATTTGTATTGATCAATCTATCAATTACTAATGATTTTTTAGTAACAAATGATGGCTCGTATAAACGAACCCTATTATTTGGCTGTATAGCAAAATTTCCATCATCGCGTTGAATAACGTGTCCACATTTGTGCTGACCTGGATTTTCAGAGTATCCATCATCTAGTATATTGCTATCTGGACTGTGCCAGTCTAAAGTAAACAAGTATTTTCCAAATATATTTTGTTTAGTTCTGTCTAAATAAGACATCTTCATATTACTTAAATTTTCAAACTTAGTTACTGATATATGTGAACTAAAAGAATTCCAAAGAACTAAATTATGCAATGGTTGTTCTGGAGTGTTTGGCTTAGTGCAGAAAGCATTAATTGGCATTCTCCACCAAAGCCCACCGTCTTCCATTAAGAAGTGAAACAACGGACTTCTTGACTTTACACTTGACACACCAAAAATGACTACAGGAAAATACTTATCATGAGAGTCTTGCTGATCTCTTAAAAAATTGCCTCTAACATAACATTCTATTGGTGGAATGTTTGCATTTAATTCTGGCACTATTCTTCAATCCTCATGGCCTTGTTCCAATTATTAATGGCCCAATGACCTATTGCACAGGCATCGGCAACATCGTTATCACTTATATTTTTATCATATATGGTATTAACAAACCTTATAGTTCTTTCTTTTCTTAAGTTTCTTTCATATGTTTTATACCAAGACTCTGATCTACCAGGGTTTTGAGTTGCTATTAATACTCTTTCTTCTTTTGATATCTTCTTATTACCTATAAAGTTTTGCCAGGTAATTGGTGATACTGATCCTATTGTTGATACCCCGCAAACTTTTAAGGCACCTATAATGGCACCCTGTACAAGGGCTAGATCTGCAGCAGTTTTTGGACTATTCATAAATACTGTATGCTCTATAACAACAGCATCTATATCATAAAGATCAAATAGTGCCTGAGTCTTTATGCAAGCATCCCCAACCTTTTCATATGTTGTATTACCAGTAAAATTAATCTTTCCAAAAAAACTAAGTTGTTTATTATTATAAACAGAAAAAGCCAAACTATTTGTGCTTGCATCTATTGCACAGATATTATTAGGCATAATCTCTAGGCCCCACTTATTCTTTGTCATTAATAATAATCCTCATTTTCTTTAAAGCCTTAACAACTTCTACTGGATTAATTAAACAAAAAGTACATATTGGTTCATCATTATATATTGACAAATCATTACCACAATTTTTGCACTTTCTAGTCTTACCAATTCTTTTTTGTCTACGTGAAATAAGATATCTTTCAGCAATTTTTTCTTTAGTTGCAGACTCTCTGCATTCTTCAGAACAATATATCTGATATGTTACTTTTGCTTTAAATTTGTTTTCACACCATTTACAGTTCTTCACCAAGGTTCTCCAAGGAATCTATTTTAATAGTTCCCGCCTCTGCTTCAGAACATGCTTTTTGAATTGGACATCTTGCACAAATTTTTGAGTTAGATCTATAATTCCTTTTAGGAATAGTTTGATCAACCCATGCTTTGCGAACTGTTCTCATCCAATCAAATGCCTGGTTAACCCACCTGCGGTAATGATCGTTTAGTTCAATAGGAAGTGTAAGCAATTCATGATTATTTTTATTTTCATAAATCAATACACCCTTATCTTTTTTAAATACTTTCATATAAATAAGAACTTGTTTTAAATGATCCATCTTTGGTTTTCTATGCATTTTTCTATATTCAAAACCTTCATTTGGCACAGTTTTAATTTCGCCAACAATGTCAGTTCCGTTGTAATGCAACATAGCGTCTGCAAATCCATTGATAGGAGGATCTTCAGATCTTACAGCCAACTCCATTGCTGGATGTATTTGTTTATTATACTTTCTTGGCTCTGGATCCATTTCTAAATCTTCAGCAAGAACACCAGATTTTAATAAAGCATCTTGAATTCTACCGTGACTTAGATTACCACCTGTTCTATTAGCAACACCGTAAGCATCTGCGTTATCTTCCCACACAGTTCCTTCAAAGGCTAGGTACCAAAATCTTGCACACTCGCCATGGTTCCATACTATTGTTGATGGAGAGAAACTATATTTTTTTGCATACTTAGGTTTTAAGTTTGCAGTATATCCTTTTTCAATTGATTCAATTAGACCTTTAGTAAAGTCTACATCGCCATTGTGTATTTCTTTTTTAATCATAACTTGCTGTAATAAATTTTTCATGTTTGTCCTTTTAATATAGTATAGCAGACTATCGCGTAATGTACTTAAGTGCAGAAACTAAATCATTAATTGACTCTGCAGCAGTATAATATATATTCTTTTTTGCTCTATCGTTTTTATCAACATTGGTCATCCAAGTTGCTTTAAAGGACATCTTTGCTGCAATTGCTTGCAGTCTAACTATTTCTATAGTTGCAACGTTCATTGGTATATCTGGCTTAATAATAACTTTTGCAATAAATGTTAAGGCTGTAGTTAATTCTTCATCTTGCATATACTCTGCTATTTCAGCAAGACCATTAACCATCTCTATTGTTGTTTTACCATTCTCAGTTTCCAAGACCAAAACCTCCATTTTTTTCATCTGGTATTCCTATTTTTCTTCCTTCTTCATGATACTGTGTCCAACTTTTTTGAAATCTTGGATGTTGATTTAACTCAGTAATATATTTTTGTCTTAGTTCAGGGTGATGTTGATTATCTATTGGGTTTTCATCTCCTAAAAATCTATAATTATCTGGAGGACAATAATCAAAACTAACTATCTCAACATATTCTCCAGGCTTCCAGTGTCTCTTAGGTCTCCAATGAACCTGATTAACTGCACTAAACACCATAGCGTCACCGTTTTTAAGATCATAATGTTCACCATCAATAACTAATTGCCAGTCATCAACGTTGCCACCAATTTGATAATTAAAAGTAACTAGGTTCTCATCAGCATCAATATGTGGCGGAAGCGATGGTGCATACTTTCCGTCTCCATACTGCATATCATATTTAATATAATTGTAGTGACATAGTTTTATTTCTTCTTTATATACTGGTTTTGCATACGAGTCCATAATATCTTCTATTTCTTTTGGACATTCAAATTCGATTAACTCTCTAGACATGATTGTAATTTTTTTAGGATAAAACCTATTCATGGCTGATATAGTTGCATCATCTGATTCAATTAAATCATCTACTACAATGTTTCTATTTTCTTCAATAGTGCTTCTTAATAAATATGCCTCTTGTTGTGTAAATGGTTTTTCAATATAAAATGGAAGTTTTTTATTATACTTATTAAAATCAGTTAAAAAATTATGCATTTTTGTCACTAGTAAGAACCCTCTACTGGGTTTTCACTAATACCAGAAGTTGACTTCCAAATATCATGTTGATATTTTCTTCTATTTGATATTTCTTCTTTTTCTTCTTTGGAAACCATATTGTTAAATTTAGGAATAAAGTGTAAGAATAATGCTTCTAAAAACTCTTCATCGGCAAATTCTTTTTTAGGTCTCCAGTGAACTTGATGTGTTCCAGAAAATGTTAGTGCTTGGTTATCTTTTAATGTAAAGGCTTTTTCATCTTTCCAGTTATCAACAACTATGTCCCAGAGAACATTAGATTTTAACTGTACATCTACAGTAAATCTTCTACCAGTAAACGCATCATCAGTATGTGGAAAAAGCAATGGATTAAATAAAAATTTCTTACAATCTGATATTGTTTTTTGATATCTTGAAAAATTATACTCTGCTAACACTAATTCTTCACCAACAATGTCTTCTGCATATTGAGTAACCCTATCTATAATGTCTTGTGGTAATTCAATGTGCCAACTTGTATAACTTAGGTATTGTTGAAAATCTGTACGATTGGTCTTACTAACAATATTGTATAGTCTATTTATTTGGTCTTGCGTAAAAAAATTTTCTATTATTACGTTAGGAGCATCTTTATAGTTCATTTTTTTCCTTTGAGTTTAATGGTACTGGTTGTCTTTCAATTCCAGTTTTTTCTCTAAACCTATGAGACCAATATTCTAAAATTAATTTTTGATCTTTACCCCAAGGCCTATTGTCTGCATATTTAAAATGAGCAAACAGCATATCTACTTTATCGTCATCAGATAAAGTTTTGTTTTCTCTCCAGTGTACCTGTTGGGTTCCAGCAAAAACAAGTCCATCATTATTATCTAAAACAAAAGACTCCCCTTCTACTACGATTGCCCAGGGAGTTGTTGTATTAAGTTGTATATCAAGAGTTATTCTTTGTCCGTCTTGATCATGGGTATCGAAGTGTGGAAATAACTTTGGCTTATATCCATACTCATTAGAGTATCTTGCAAAAGATAACTCACCTAAAATCATTTGTTCACCAAGTAGATTGCTTATCCAAACAGTTAAATATTTTTCTAACTCTGAATTGTGAATCATCCAGGCTTTATGTCCAGCAAAATCTTGAACTAAAAATTCAATGTTTGATTCATTTATTTGACTGTAAATGATATCTTTATATTGATCAGTTATTATATTTTTATAAATATAAACCCCAAAATCTCTATCTGGAACAATCCCTTTTTCTAACTCTTCATTATATATTGCTGGATCAAACGGCATAGTCTACTCTCTTCCTTGAAAAAAAACTTCATTTGCTCTTTCAATCCACTCATTTTTAAGTGGCCATTCCGACATACTTTTATCTAACTCTACTACTCCAAATTCAATACCACTTTCTTTTTGATAAAATCTTTCCCAATATTCTAATATTTCTTTTTGATTTGGACTTTGTTCTTTTTTATTTTTATATTTAAAGTGAGCAAAAACAGAAGCGTAGTAATCATCTTTTTTAAACTCTATTTCGTCTCTCCAATGTATTTGCTGAGTTCCAGAAAATATAACCCCTTCATTTTTATTACATTTATATCTTTTATTTTCTACAACAAGATCCCAATCTATATTAGCATCTAACTGCACTGACATCGTTACTCTTTGACCGTCAGCACTATGATTGTCACAATGCGGATATAGTTTTGGCTTATATCCAAAGTTTGGTGTATATACACACAGTTCTACTTCACTAGCGATAACTTCTTCGCCAAGTTCATCACTAACAACTTTTTCTAATCTATCAAAAATTTCTTTATAACTCAATCCCCATTTTCTTTGACCAGCATATCCAACTGATTGATAATAATGCTCAAATTTTTTAAAATGATGTTTAATTGTATCTAAATGATATTCTTCAAAAACATCTTTAACTGTAGACACTCTAAAGTCCTTATTATCTACAAAGCCTTCTTTTAGTTGTTGATCAGATAATGCAATCATTTTATTCCCTATTCTTTGGTTTAGTAAAAAAGAAAAATAACATTTTCACAAACTCTGAATCGTTAAATTTTTTATCTGGCCTTCCATGTAATTGTTTAAATGGTCTAAGAACTACGGCTTGATTATCTACCAATTGATAATCAACATCGTCAACGGTTATTGCCCACTTTGTATTTGATGCTAACTGATAGTCAATTAAAGTTGTGTCATCTTTTACATCGTGATGCTTGTTTAATCTTGGTGTTCCAAACCTTGTCTCGTAGTCAGCAAAGACAGTTCCTATATATTCACAATCTCCATAATTATCTTTTAGTACTCTTTTTAACTTTTCAATAATATGTTCTGGTGTTGGAAGTATTTCTGCCATTATTCTTCCATTATTAAAATCTTTCATAACCACATCATCCTGATTGATCAATGTGTTATTTTCGTCATGCTTAATATCAACATGTGGTCTAATTTCTAATTCATGCTCTACCATTGCGATTAATTCTTCGCACTCTTCTTTGGTAAACAAATCATTCAATACTATATTTTCCATAATACTATTATACCCTATCTGTTAATTGTTCTAATATATCCATCTCAATTATGGCTAATCTTGTTTTGTTATTACCCTGCCCTAAAACCACAACTATTGCTGGATCCATGTTTTTCTTAAGAGCGTCTGTTACAGCCTTAGCCCAAACCTCTTTATTTAAAGTAAAAGACTTAGAAACTTCTTTAAAATCAATTACAAAGTTATTCCAAGAAGCGTCCCCCTTTACAGTGTTTCTTCCTGAATTTTTGTGCTGCTTAGCACCTATTCTTTTACTTTCGCTCTTCTCGCTCATAATCCTTCTTTCTTTTATGTACCAGCGTTACTTTGCTCAAATGCTTTTCTTTGCACATCCACGTTAACTCTTTAGTCTCTGTGTAAGATCTTAAGGTTGCCACTATAGCCTTGCAGGTATGACAAACAAACTTGCCATTATAAAGAGTATAGTTAGACACTAAGTTTTTTCTTAATCATATCTTGAAGATCAAGGTCCTCTCTTACTCTATCAATGAATCCTTCTCTACCCTGAACTTTTGTACCGTCTTCAAGTTGATACCACGCACCAGTTCTGTTAATTATACCTACAGACTCTGCTGTATCTACAAGGTCACCTATGGCGTCTATACCAAGGCTGTCTCCTCTAAAGTAAAAATCATATTCACCAGATTGAAAACCTGGAGATGTTTTTGAAAATTGTAGTTCCCACTTTATCTTTCTTCCAATTTTTTCTTCTATCAACTTATCCCCAATTTGAATCTTTCCCTTGAGTGCTTGATTGTCTGACTCTGAAGAAAAAAGTTTAACAATGCAAGAAGAATAAAACTTTGTAGCCTGACCACCTGATGGTTGTTGACTGGTGTACATTGCATTAATATTATTTCTTGATTGAGAAATAAGTACTAACAATGTTGGCTTTACTTTATTGTTTGCGTAATTTAACATTTTCCAAGCATTACTAAAGTCACGAGATTCGGCACCAATTTGTTTTGTATTTTCTAATGCTTTCATTTCATCAGTATCTTTTTCAAAATAGATTGCAGGAAGCATTGATGTTATTGAATCAACAACAATCAAATCAACTCCAGCATTCATTAATCCAACACCTACATCAACCATATCGCTGATGGTTCTTGCCTGTGAATAAATAAGTTTTTCTGGATCAACACCAAGTGATTTAGCCCAATCCTCAGAGTATGACATTTCAGAATCAATCCAAGCACAAACCTTTCCTTCTTTTTGTGCAAGAGCAATCATCTGTAAACACATTGAAGATTTTGCAGAAGACTTACTTCCCCAAATTAAAACCTGCCTACCATATGGAAGTCCTCCACCAAGTGCACGATTTAATCCAAAACTAGGTGTAGGTTGATATTCAAAATTTATTCCCACTCCATTACCAAGTCTTTTACGTAACTTAGGATCTAACTGTGCTAATACTTCTTCTACGCTAACCATTGATATCCTCCAAGATTACGGTTCCGTCTTTTGTTTTGCCCAAAGTAAATTTATAGGCATGTCCTTCTTCTAATTTCATATAAGCCTGTGCAAATGATGTTGGAAATACCATAACTGAATGTAGGTCTCTTGATGTATCTGCCAAAGTTAGTGATGCCATTTTTTTGCCTGCTTTTGTTATTCTAGGTTTAAATGATACCACATACATCTCTTCATTTGTAAACGGTAATTGCTTATAGTTTAAAAACTTAACCAAGGCACTTGATGATCCTTTAATTTGATCAACTGGTATTGCAGAAAGAATTCTATTATCATTAACAAGAATCAAATATGTTTGTCCAGTTTCAATAGTTGTTTGTTCTTCATCAAATATTCCAACACTACCAGTTTTATCTAGCACTTCAACTCTAGACCAACCCTTACTTCTTTTAATACTTTTTACCATGCCCATAATAACAAATGAACCCTTTTCATCATAATCTTCTATTTCTTTTATAAAGGCATGATAATGTGCGGGAAGACTAACATTAAATTCTGGTAAGTTTAAAACTTCATATAAGTTTTGACGAATGTCTTCATCGTTTCTGGGGTTATCAGAAAATGTAGCAGCACCAATAAGTTTCAGTGCATTAAGTGCTCTACTGTTTACACCATTACCTTTAGTAAAAGTAAACTCTTCTAACTCTTTATATGAATTAAATGGTCTGGCATCAATATACTTTTTAGCAATATTGTCAGATATATACTTAATAGCAGAAAGGCCAAACCTAATTCCTTTACCTTCAATTTTAAAATCTATATCAGAGTCATTAATATGTGGTAACTTAACTGGAATACCCATTCTTTTTGCTTCAATTAAATATTCAGTACGAGTATCCTTATTGCTTTCATTTTTAAGCAAAGCAAACATAAACTCAAGTGGATAATAATACTTTAACCACGCTGTCCAATACGAGAGCGTAGAGTAAGCAACTGCATGAGACTTGTTGAACGAATATCCCGCATGTGCCTCAAAGTCATGCCAAAGATCACGAGCAACGTTAGGAGCAACATACTTAGAAGCACCCTCAACAAACTTTTCTTTAAAAACATCAAACTCCCTCGCATCTTTCTTTTTACCAATAATCTTTCTAACCTTATCTGCATCGGCCATTGTCATGCCACCAAGGTGCACGCAAGCCTGCATAACTTGTTCCTGATACAAAACACATCCATAAGTATCAGATGTAAATTCTTTCATTACTTGATGCACATAAGATACATTTTGTTTACCATGCTTACGAGCCAAATAATCTTTACCAATAGTATTCATTGCACCTGGCCTAACTAGTGCGTTAGATGCAGCAAGTTCATTTAGATTTTTAACACCCATCTTAACCAATAAGTTTGTGTATGGTGTTGCTTCACATTGAAACACACCTTTTGTATATCCATCAGAAAGCATTTCATAAACTTTAGGATCTTCCATATTAATTTTTAATGGATCTATATCTACATAATGATTTTCTTTAATCATACTTATAGCATCTTTAATAACACTTAAAGTTTTCAAACCAAGTGCATCTATTTTAATCAAACCAATTCTTTCGGCTTCTTCCATATCAATACCAACTACTGGAATTCTTTCATCGCTTCCAGGTGATGACCTTGTTTCTAGTGGTGCATATCTAAAAATAGGATTCTTACTTGTTACAACACCTGCAGCATGAATACCAGTTCCACGAATTCTTCCACGTAGTTGTTCTCCATAAACTTGTACTTCTGGATATTTTTCTCTAAACCAATCTGTTGATCTTGAACTACAATATTCTTCCCATGTGTCTACTAACTTTAAAACTTTGTTAACATCTGACAAAGGAATATTTAAAACTCTTGATACGTCTCTAACAACACCTTTATCTTTAAATTGTAAAAATGTAGCAATAGATGCAACGTGTCTATACTGTCTAACTAGATAATCCTTTACCTCATCACGACGTGAGTCTTGAATATCTGTATCAATATCTGGAAAATCATTACGTTCTGGATTAATAAATCTAAAGAAAAGTAAACCATGTTTAATTGGATCAATATCTGTAATATTTAAAGCATAGCATAAAAGTGATCCAGCAGAAGATCCTCGACCAGGACCAACCATGATTCCTTCTTTTTTAGCCCAGTTAATCATGCTTTGCACAACTAGAAAATATGGACCAAACTTTTTATCTTTAATTACCTTTAACTCATCATTAAGTCTTTCTACATATACAGGATCTTCTAACAAACCTTTATCTTTTAAACCCTGCATTGCAATGTCTTTTAATTCTTTATCTGGGTTTCTATATTGAACTGGTAATAAGTCCAAGCCCTCTTGTAAGTCATAGTCTTCTACCTTATTGGCAATCTCTATAGTATTAGAGTATATGTCTTCTCTGAATATACCCTGCTTTTCCATGGCAGATTTAATTTCTTCGTAACTTAACAAATGTATGTCAAATTTATTAAATGTTATCTGTCTATCCTTACCGTACAGATAATCTAAACGCTCCATCATATCTTTATGCTTTTTAGACTTATCGTATGTATGATCTTTTTCTACTTTAGCATGTGTGTTTAACAGCAGTTTAAATTCTTGCACTTCTCTTTGTTCTTTGCAACTATGGTGACAGTCTGGGGTAACAACTACTTTTACACCAAATTCGTCAGCAAGAGCAATAAGTTGTTTGTTTATCTCAGCAGCATTATGTGGCATTACTTCAATATAATAATCATCTTTAAAAGTATCTTTAAACCATTCAATGTATTTTTTTGCTACTGCAAATGCATTTTCTTCCAAGGCTTTAACAAGCACACTACTTGGACAAGCAGATGTAACTATAATACCTTCTGAATATTGTTTTAATATTTCAAAATCAAATCTTGGTTTTTTAAAATATCCTTCAGTCCAAGCGATTTCATTTATTTTATTTAAGTTTTCTAAACCAATCTTATTTTTAGCGAGAAGGACTATATGGTTATAGACTAAATCAAGTTGACCGTCTCTCTCAGACTTGTCTCTTGTATCAAATCTATCTTGACACATATAGCCCTCTACGCCAAGAATAGGCTTAACGTTCTTTGCTTTTGCACCTCGATACAGTTCTCTATGCCCAGATAAGGTTCCGTGATCTGTGATTGCAATTGCTTGCATACCCAAATCAACTGCACGGTCTATATATTCTTCTGGAGTAGCAACACCATCAAATAATGAATAGTGTGTGTGAACGTGTAAGCCTACATAACTCATCTATTACCAGTCAGTGTTTGTTGACGAAGTAGTAGATGGAGAATCAAACCCCAAGTAGAAAGCCTCTTGTTCTGCATAAGGAACTTTCTTAAGAGCCAATTCTAATGGATGAGGTTCAATACCTTCCCAATTAAACGGTTCTGTATCTGGAGCAGATGGAATAAGAGTGTAACTAGTTTCAGTTCCCTGACCGTTACGCTTTAACTTCCATGTAATATTTGAAATGCTTCCTGTTTCTAAAGCATATTCACGAATTGTATTGAAGGATGATTGCTTGCTTAGTCCCATAGACCAAATTGCAACATATGGTGCTTCAATGCCATCGTCTACAAGAACGTTGCAGTAGAAACGAAGACGGCCTCTCCAGCCAGCCTTTGGATCTTTACGATGCATTTCTTCAGCCCAATCGCGGCCTTCTGTTTCCATTGTATCTACAGCACGACGCTTGTAGTCTTTTGGATTTACGTGTTCTCTAACAACTAGTGCTAGTCCACGTTTTTCATTATAGTTAGCAGAATCTTCATCAAGTTCTTCAATGAATCTGATTTTTGCTGATTGACCATCTGCAAGTTTTAACCACTTTACTTTTGATCCTGCACCTTCATATTTTGGTTTGTCGAGCAGGGCGTTGATATTTTTTAATCCCTTTACTACGCTCATTCGTTCTCCTTTGTTTGTTCTATTCTATTTTAGCATAGCGATTATAGAGTTGTCAAATCTAAATTCAAGTTTCTTTATAGATTCGTCATCCATGTCGCCAATATCTTTGTACTGCTTTTCTAACTTTATTACACCAACACGAGAGCCAAGTTTTTCCATAAGCCTGTCTTTCATGTTACTTCCTGCTTCATCATTGTCTGCAATAACAATAATATCATTAAAGTATTTTTTAAGCAACTCTACCTGTTGACTAGATATTGTTGCCCCAAGTGTTGCAACTGCTGGAAATCCAACTTGATCTAATCTTATAACATCAAAAGAAGATTCTACCACATAAACTTTGTTAGCAGTCTTAACTCTATTAAGATTAAATAGTGTTTTAGACTTTGGCATACCTGGAGTGTTTTTAAATTCTTTTCCATCAATGGATCTTCCAACAAAACCTATCATCATCCCATCTGGTGAGTGAACTGGTATCGTTACCATATCTTGTTTTTCAGAATAGCCCAAACTAAACTTAATCATTGATTCTTTAGTTACTTTTCTTTTAGCATAATATTCTACGGCTCTAGACGATTCCAAAGCCTGATTATTTAATCTTTTAATTATTAACTCGTCAAACTGAACAAAGTCTGGTTTAACAAATAATTTTTTATTAATTTGCTTTTCAATATCTATATTTTGTTCTTTGTCTTTAATAAATCTCACGGATTCAAAATATGTTCTACCTGTAATATGCATTACAAACTCAATTAAATCTGCTATTTTATTACAAGAGAAACAAAAAAACATTCCAGTGTTCATGTTAACTTCGCCTGCTGGAGTTCTATGATTATTATGAAACGGACAAAATACAATAAATTCAGAGCCTACTTGTGACTCAATGTTTAAACCTGATCCTTCAATGACTCTTTCGATTTGTTCTTTCGTGTATATATTGGTGTTGCCTGACTTATTCCGTCTATCCATTCACTCTTTCTCTTTCCTACATATATTCCGTATATTGTTATTTCAAACTCAAAACTTTTTGTCTTTAGATTATAGTCTATCGTAAAGTCAGGTTCTATGTCAAATTTTGGCACATAACCAGATAGCCTCATCTCTGATACTAGCAGTTTTACATATTCAGATTTAAGCCTTTCAATGGCTGAATCATCGTGTATGGTTCCACTAAGGTTAAAGTTCTTGATAGGTTTATGATGATAATTGTCCACATACTATTATAACTGCTTATCTTCATAATCTTTGTATCTGTAATACCCTTTATCAAAGTCTACCTGAACAAGAAACTCACCCATAAATCCATTTCTATTCTTTCTGAAAGCACATTCGATAATGTCACTATTGGATGCACGACCAAGTGCCATTACCCAATCAGCATCATATGCAATCTGTCTAGACCATGCAGTTTGACCCAATGTTGGGACACTGCTCAAATCGTTTACATCGTCTGGAGTTGCAGAAGATATTGCAATAATAGGAATCTCTTCACCAATAGCCATAAGTTTAAGTTCTCTTGAAAGGTTTTTCATTCGTACCGTTTCGTTGTCAGACCTTTGGTTTGGACTCATAAGTTGTAAATAATCAACAATAACAAAGTCTGGTTTATACTGATCTATTTTTCCACGAAGTACTGATGGATTAATCTCTCCACCATTGTCATTTGAGATAATATGAAATTCTGGTTTCCCTGAAATTTTATTTGCATGCCACTTGTTAAACATGTCAAGTTCAATCTCACCCTTGCTTAATTTTCTGTGTGACCAAAGTCCTTCTCCCATGATCGTGTAGACACGATTTCTGACTTCTGCTTCACCCATTTCTAAAGATATGATCAGTGGAGATTTGCCTTGTTTCCAGGCCTGTACGGCAAAATAAAGGGCTAACCAAGACTTACCTATACCTGGGTATGCAAGAAACACTCCCAGTTGCCCTGGCATGATTCCTGACGGTAAGTAGTTATCAAACCCTGGAAGCCCAGTGGTAATTCCTACCAAACCAAGTTCTTGTTGTTTTTTAAGATTTTCAAAATATGCAATAGCAGACTGTAAGTCAGTGACATCAATATCACGTATTGCAGAAGTGTTCTTTTTTAATTCTGAAGTTTTTGTAATAAGATTATTTAAGGCTTCTGTACCTTTGTTATCTGAAACATCAGATGCAGCAGATCTTAATATATCTTTAAGACTATCGTTTAAATATTCAATTTGTAATTCTTCTAAATGATGTTTTGTTGATCCTACATTTTCTACTGGCTTAAAGTCTCTAAATTTTTCTACGACAAGGGATACTGGTGGAACTGAGGAGTTTTGTTCAAAGTATATTCTAATAAAGTTCCAAATATCATTATGGGTTTTTAATAGATTGTCAACATTGTTTTGAAGCAGAACATGTAATTGCTTGTCTTGTAATACTGCAGAAATTACTTTTGCTTCAACATTATTCACTTAACCACTCCTTTGCTTTTTTTCGTCTTTCTAATCTTTCAAAGTTATCTTTTTCTTTATCTATTTTAGCATTCCAAATTTTTTCAGCATTGTATGAAAAATAGTTCCAACTAGGACTTTGTGCTACCTTGAAATAATATTCAAGCAAATCATAGCATGTACCCAAACCGTATGATTCTATAAGAGCATCAGCAGACCACTGCTCTGTCCATTTATTTATTGATGGCTGTTGCCCATACTTAACCTTATGGTGTTTAGCGTATGTTCCTAGCAAAGCCATTCGGTCTTTGCGTTCAGCCACTAATCGATTATTTCTGCTTTTGCTTCGTTAATTTTTTCAGTAAGTTTACTTTCAACAAAACCATAAACTCTTTCAAATGCCTCGCTAGTAGTTTCTCCGTCTTTCTTAGAATCTACCACACCAAGATCTAATCTTAGTGATTGAAAATTTCCTAAATTTAATGTATAACCAAGAGTAATAGAAACCTTGGTATTATCGTTTTCTTGCATACCCACTCCTTATTGCTAGTTAATCGATTCGTTCCAAATTGGAATAAATCTACCGTCCTCTGTCTTCGTATATTTAAGTATACCATCACCCATTCTTCTAGTCAACTCTTGTGTACTAGGTGTAATGTCATTTGTAATTAAATTATCTTTTCTTGGTCTACCTATATGGTACGAAGCAAGTATATCACGTATGTCTTTTACCTGTGACTCTGAGTAGTATGATCTTACTTGCCATCCTCGTGCCCCGCCTTTTTGTGATCCAGTAGGAAATGGTATAATCTCTCTTCTCATTAAAGAAGGCATATATTTTTTATGTCTATTTACTAATTCAGCCGTCTGTCTAACTGTATATGCACGCTCTCTTTTATTTTTAAAATCAGAAATTAAACAACTTTCAATTCTATCTTTATTAATATTATATACAGACATTATTCCATTAGATTTATTAAAGTGATGAATTCTTACCAAGTCGCCATTTAAAAACCAAACTTTTTTATTGCCAGGTATTACAGGGGCGAGATTGTATGCTTCGCTCTCAAGATTTCCTTTTCTAACAGCCATGATCCTCCTATGACGCTCTGTGGTGGGTTCATAAACTCTCTTGTCCCACAAGACATGCAATATAATTCTAGATGAAGACGTGAACTATAAAGTCTATCAAGAAACATTCTTCCTTTACATTTTTTACATTCTAACATTAATTAGGAATTCCAAGTGCAATGATATTTATACCAATAGATACATTGCCACTTGTCTTAAACTTTACAACTCCATCTACTTTTGACACTGTGATATTTTTTAAAACTACAGTAATGTCAGATCCAGCAGATGTGCCGTCTATGTTTATTGGGGTGGCCGTAACAATTGGTGCATATTTAAATCCAGAATAACTTAAAGAAAATGATAGTTCGTTTCCAGCACTAACGGTACTGTTGTTTGCTACCTCTACGTACCCGCCAACCATTCTCATCTCAGATGATTTGACATCCTGTCTTCCAGAAGAAATAGTATCTATTGTCATATATTTATTAAGTGATGGTGAAACTTGGGTAGATAGTGTATTTAAAGTATCTGCTATTTGATATATATATCCAACATCAAGTGGTTGACCACGATTTGGGAGAGGTACTCTAGCCATAGTTATTCCATTATACCATTAAAGGGTTTGTTCACTACTAATTAGATATGTAGCAGCATCAAAAGCCTGTTTAACTTGTGTAATCTTTTGTACTCTAAACTTCATATGTGTTGGCCCTGTAGATGGATATGTCATAGAGTATTGAGTACCCTGCGAAACTCCAACCCATGTCCAATTTCCGTATGTTCCACCTGTTTTCCACTGAACGTAAATATCAAAGTTTTTTATTGACGCTTGTTTTTCTTGTAATATTTTTTCTTCATTAGTTGGATTAGTTATTAAAAGTGCGGGCATAGTCCAAGAAATTTCTGCAAGATGTGCTATATCATTTATAATAACATTATGAGTAATACTCGTTCCTGCAATATCTTCAATATCAAAACCAATTTCATCAAACGTACTTGTTGATCCTAGTTTGTGTATTGGTGACCAATGTGAATACCTATTCTTATCTTCAGAAACAATTCTATATCTCATTTGATAAAATAGTTCATCATTATTTCCTATATAATTTGGTAAATCTTTTTTTAATATTCTAACTTTTTTTATATTTTGATCTACCATTATTCAACATCCATGGCAAACCTAAACTCTATGTAGTTGCTAGTATTAGGACTTTTTACAATTGGTAATGAATCTATATTTCTTATAACTGTATAACCTGTTAAACCATATGCTGGATTTATATTGTTTTTGCTTTCAACTCTCAGGGCATCTAGTGCTACATAGTAAGACCCATCTACAGTGTCAGCGGTTGATGCACCAGTTAAAACTTGAGAATATACCTTAATTGTGTCTACTGATTTCCATGGAAAACCTTGAGTTATATTAATATCCTTTAATGCTTTGTTAACAACAAAATATCTGTTTACATCAAAATCATAAGCAGAGTCATCATTAACATGATCAACTCTTGCTTCCATTCTTGCATACGCACCAGGAGTATTAGATGCAGAAAACTCTACTAAAATTCGAGCAGCAATTTTTGATGTATTAATGTCTGGATCATTGCCATCTTTATTTAATACACTAAAAGCAAGTCTGAGTTCATCAGAAGTAGAATATTTTGAAAGGTTTGCAGATGTTCCAGATAACTGAATAAAATTACCAGCACCAACTAATGTTCCTGTTGATCCAGAAAATGTTGAGGAGTCTCCTCTCATTAAAACCATGTTGTTTAAAAATCTTGATCTTTCATTCTTTTCATACCTAGATGTATTTAAGAAAATAGTATTATCTGCATTAGTTTGAAAAATATCTAACTCTAAAGATGATCCGTTAACAATAAAATAATCTTTAATAACGTTTAGAATTAATGGGTCATCCAATGGCTCTGCAACAATATTCAAGGTATTAGAACCATTGATACTCCAGTTTTCTGATTGAGTAAAGGATAGCAATGATTTGCTATCACTAGAGCCTAATAATGGATTAAATCCTGCAGAGTATATTCCAACCTCAGTTATTTCGTATCTTTCTTCTGTTGGTAATTCTGCAGTAAGTACAATTTTTGATATACCGTCTTCATTTACTATACCCCTTGAAGAAACTGGTACTCTAAACATTTCAAAATCTAGTTCTGTCTTGTTTGAATAGTCTGGCTTTGTACCGCTAACGTATGGCTCTAAAGGCCTTGCACCGCAACCAACAGCGATATATGAAGCATATGAGGGAACTTGACCAAGTAGGTACTTCAATATTATATTTTTGCCAGTGCTAGTAATCACTTAAATCTCCTATATTATATTGTATCATAATAGACGCTTCCATTAGTTAGTATACTTATCTCCACTTGTTCATCATCTTCAATATTAATTAATTCTAGAATTAAATCTCCTGTTGATAATTCCATATAAACGTTTACACCATTGTTACCATTTGCAACATTTGGTATTTTTTGATCAAGAACAATTGTAAAGTTTTTAAAGTACTCATAAGATGTTTGAAAAACTGGGGCTAGGGTATAAGAATTATAACTTTGTAATATTTTATTAGAATTATATATATTATCATAAACAAGATTAGAGCCAAACACTGTATCATTTCTATCAATATTAATAATTTCTTGTCCACCAATATCCTCAAATATTAAATTAGACATAGTCTCTATGGATACTTCTTCGTCTCCAACTATTATATATTGCGGCTCTGCAACCTTGACCAAAGAACTATCTGATGAACTAGAGTATATTATTTGTGGTGTATTTGGAATTGAATCACTCATCGGCTACCTCATAACAATATAACTTCATTGTTGGACCCTGTGCTGATCTTGCATACTCAATATTATAAACAACAAATCTTTTATTTTCTGGTGCTATGATATCTTCATCATTAGAATTTTTATAATATAGGCTAACAATGTCTCCAAGTTGAATTGTTGGCATAGCAAATATGTCTAATCCAATTGCATTTTTAGGATCTATTGTTTTATTAACAATCCATCCAAGTAGTGCTTCAGCATCATCTTTTGATTGTATATATGGGGTGTCCATAGTAAACTCTTTTGTACCGTACTTGGATTTACTTATTTTTAACTTATTGTAGTTATCTTTAGACTCAGTATTTGATTTTATAGCCTGATCATCTAAATATTGTGTTTTAATATAGTTTGAGTTTTCTTTATAATAATCTTCTACTGTCAAAGTGTGATTTGTTGATTGAGTAAATGCAACACCTTGAATTCTTAAATAGTTTCCAGATGTTTCATCTAGTGACAAAATAGTATCAGTTGCATTAAAAATTAAAAACTCTGCACCGTATGCGTCTGGCAAAAATCCAGAAACGGTATATCCTTTTATTTTATTAAAGGTTGGAGATATTTTAGAATATAGTGCTGGATATGCTTTATCAAACTTAACATTAAAATATGCACACTCTCTCATAATTGACCCAAACTCATCAAAATAAAAGTTATAAGATGGTGGTTCTGAAGGACTTATTCCAGATAAATAGGTTGATTGTATTACAGAACTTAAGGCATATTTTCTAAATGCATCACTTGAGGTAAGTTCTTGGTTATCAAATATTTTATTAAATGGTATGTCTATATTTTCTGAAACATTTTTAGCATAATTACTTCCCAAAGCAAATATATTTTCAAACATAATTTTAGATGTTCCTCTAGTAAACAAACACATGTTATTATAAATAGGAAGTGGATTTGTATCATCAACTATAGCAACAATGTTATTATTTATATATAAATAAAATTTTCTTGTTTGTCCAATATCTAAATATTCAACAGCAATATCATATACGGTTGGATTAGATTCCCCTGTCATTCTATACTGCCCAGTAAAATTACCATCATCAACCAAAATATTAGTTGAGCCAGACCACAATTTTACAGGAACGGCCATGTCTGTATCATTATCTTTTCCTATTTTATAAAACAATAAATTGGCAATTGTGGAGCCATTAGCGTATTTATCTATGTTGGTTTCTGTTAATGCTGCAATTTCAAAATAATAACCCACGTTGTTTGTAGGATTAACAATAACTCCTAGGCCACCAGATCCGCCACCAATGCTTATATTTTGAGATGGATCAGTTCCAGGAACTACATAATATGTCATACTTCCAACTGGTGTTTGACCTCTAACTTCATTATTCTCAACTTTGCCAATAATTCTTAATCTGGCACCAAAATGTTTAAACTTACTATCTAATGGTTTATAAACATAATTAATATAATTAATTGGCTTTTGTTCAAAAGTAAATGATGGTCCAGTCATAACCAGTGCAGATGATTGTATATTCCCTGATTTTTTATTAATTGAATTTTTATTATCATATTCTGAAGTATAAGAACTTGATAGAAAGTTTTTAATAATACTGGTCCTAGTTGTTTGTTTTGCTATAGCGTTGCTCACTCCAGCCGCACCAACAACAACTGTTTTATCTAATGCTTTATCTGCAAACAAATATTCAGAGTACATATTACAGCCCTTTACGCTATTTTCATTAGTCCAATATGGATTTAATCCAGCATAGTGATTTGTAATTTGTGTCCCAAACTGACCCCTTCCATTCTTTACTACATCTCCTTCTTTTAAAATCTTTACGCCATTAACTTCTACATAGTCTAACTCTGTATAAATTCTAATTAATCCAGTTGGATACATTTTTCCATTAAAGGGTAGTTGAGAAAAATAATTCTCATAATCTTCAACATTAGTTATCCAAATATTTCCTATTCCAGAAACGTTATATTCGACTGCGTCATATCTAATAACCTCACCATTTGAATAAAAATATCCATTATAGTTACTAATCCAATATATATTTTCTCCAAGATCTATAATATTATTTAATAATACATTGTGACTAATTGATGGAATTTCGTTTGATAGAGATGAGCCTAGTGGTATTGCTGCTAGAACATATGATGACATTGATGCAGCAGACTCATTTACAGTCTTAGTATTGCTTTTTCCAGAAACTTCCCATAACAGTGTTGGCTTATATATCCAAGTTTTTTCTTTATCAATTAGTGTTGCTTGCTTTATTGATCCTAAAGTTTTTTGAATATATCTAGTAGTATAGTTAATTTTTCCAGAATTTAAAACCTTGGTATCAACTATTGAGGCATTTAGTATATTTTCTTTATTGTTTATTTCATTATTTTTAGAGCCATAAAGAGTAATGTCTGACGTTCTATCTAATAACTTTGGCACTGTATAGTTTTTACTCATTACAACCAGATCGTTTTCTTCATTAAAAAACATAGATGATTGAGAAGATATTGCCAAATCATTTAAAACTTGTGCAATATTTTTTTCTTCATTACAAAAAAAGAAAGGAATAGTAAGTTCTTGTTCATTTTCAATTTTTTTAAATATGTAGTTAGAAAATCCAGCATAGTCTAGTAGTGTAGAAATTACAAAACTCAAAGATACGTTTGTCAAAAATAAACTAGGTGCATTTATTTGCTCTAAATAAAAATAATAATCTCTTAACTGTATAGATGTTTTTCCACTTTTAACATCTGTTTGTGGTACGGTATCTGAATAAAGTTTTTTTAATGGTATGTAATGATGAGCATTATCTATAGTTTGAATATCTTCATAAAAACTGAACTTAACATTATTATTTAAATATTTATGCACAATACTATTTGTATTATTTTTATTAAAGGACATATCTGGATCTATTAACTCTAAGTTTCCAGTGGACGCTAAAAGTTGACCTACTGGCAATCCGTTTGTGCTTAAATCAGATATTGATTTATTTAAACTATAGTTGGTAACATTATCTGTTATGTCGGCCAGTAGTCTTGGAGATAATTCTATTAAATCAAAAACACTATCAAACTTGTTCATTGTGCTTACTATAACTCTTATTCCATCTATATACTGAAACTCTTTATGTGAGATATTACTAGTACCAGTGTTACTATATGATATTACGTCTACTAATTCGGTTACCCTGGAAGTTTTGTCTATTTCACTTTCTAACAAGTCCCATCCATATTCTGGAACAAATGAATCGTAGTCAAATCCATTATAAACATAAAGGGTTCCTATTTCGCTTTTATAGTTTTCAGAAACTAAATATGCATCACCATATGAGGCAACACTTGGCAGTAGTGTTGTTGATAAAAGAATATTTATTAAAGAGAAATTATCTTTATATTTTGATGGAATAACTATCCCATACTTTAATTCAACATGTCCATCAGAACCAACAATATTACTTCCGTCTGACCTTGCAGAATTTTCATTAAAATTAATTATGTCTATCCAATTATTATTATTTAAGACTTGAACCTTCCAGGTGTTTGGAGTTGTCTGATTGACATATCCATAAAATGGATCTTCTATATTTTCAGAAACTGTTGAAAATGGTCCTAAATTAATTTCACCAACATTTGTTTGCATCTTAATAACAATTCTATTAACTGGAATGCTATTTTTGTATACCACAAATGGTGCAACGTCGTCTATATAGTTTTTACTATTTAGTATATTTTTAGCAATTCCCCTTTCAATATTATCTTCTGTTCTATAAGAACTCCAATATTTAAAATAGTCTCTTTTGTCTGACATATAGTATCTTGGTCTATTGGCTAAATATGAATTTGAATTATGAAAATATTTATTATTAAAGTACTGCATTTTATTTATTCCAGATCTTGGTCTAAATTTATTAAAACAATCTTCTAAAGAAAATAATTGTGCTTCTTTTTCTTTAATGGAGGTAAAAAGTTGTGGTTCATCTGAGTCGTCATAGCCACCATCTATTACTATGTCAGCATTAGTTGCGTCTGTATAAAAATTTCCACTATCGTTAGGGTCATAAAAATTAATAATATTTTTATATTTAGATGAATTTTCTAATGGTCGATGCCTATAGTTTCCAATTTTTAATAAATTTTCTGCATCATTAAAATTCCATTCTGCTAAAACTAAGCCTTTAATATTTACATTATTTGACTCTTCAAAAACTTGTTTAACGCTATCATTTTTAAACATTATACTTCTTCCAAAGTTATACTTACATCCCATAGGTCGTGGGTATTTGGACTTCTTTTTGTTACGTTATACGAAAAATCAGTTATGTATATTTCTTTAACTTCTTGATATTCTTTAATTCTATCCATAGTGTTTGTCTGGTCTTTAAAATTACTATATCTATCATAAGAAATAAATAAATAAAATGATTCTGGATGGGTTAAGTACCAGTCTAATAATTCGTTTCCTCCTGCTCCACCATCTACCGTGTACTTGTCTGCTGCACCATTATCTTTTCCAGTTGTTACATTAAATTTAGGAATATTACTAAAAGATCTAGATGGTAGATTTTGCCAGGATACAGATAGAGTAAACTTATCTGCAACAAAGAATGATCTCATTTTTCCGTTTATAGTTCTTTCTCTTTGTTGTATTCTGTTATTTTTTACATCTATTCCGCCACGATTATGGTCTGATAAGATTAAAAATGCGGCACCCTCTTCGTCAATTTGATCTGAATTTGTACCAACCTCATAACCTTGAGGTACATGTGTTATACCGTTATCTCCTTCTTCTACGGTACCAGGAGATTCAGCAAACATAAGTGCTTGTGGTCTACCATATTTTTTTCTACCAGCAAGGTAATTTAAAGTTGCCATTATATTCTATTCCCCTTGATTCTTTGAGAATCTATTTGCTTAATCTGCATCATTACCGTTCTAGCAATCTCGTTAGGGTTTGCATCAGACTTAACATTAACACTCAAGTTATAATTATACACTGAAGATGATTGTTCGTAGTTACCTTTATTTATTGCCTTTAAGTTATCTACCCCAAATTTATCTACACCATACTTACTTACAATAAATTCTCCAGGGGTTAACATTGCTGGAACGGTGTCTGTTCCAACTGCAAAACCACCTGAAGCAAATTTTGAAATCATTCCGCCAAGTGCTTTTTTCTTTGGAGTTAAATATGCTGCAGCCATAGCACTGTATCTTGCTGTTGCTAACTGATTAGCGTTAGGGGCTTGTGCTGGAATAGTTGCAATTGGTTTCATTTTATTATCTAAAATTGTTTTAGCAGGGGTATAGGCAAGATTTTGAGCAGCGGTCTTAAGTAGTCCAGTTGACAAAGTTGCTTTTTGAGAAGCACTTAAACTAGACAAGTTTTGAGATGATGACGATCCTCCTGAGTTGCCCCCTGTACCGCCGCTACCAGAAGAGGCTTTTGGTATATCAATTGTTTCTTGAGTTCCATCATCGTAGTATATAGTTGTTGAACCATCTTTATTTTTTACACGTTTTGTTTCTTTTTTACCAACTGGAGCATTTGGGTTAACTGTGCCTTCAAGTTTTCCACTATTATATTCGTTCATTTTATTTATTACTTCTTGCCATTTATCTTTTAGTATTGTTACTGCTTCTTGAGAATTTCTAATTGACTGATTGTATCGTCCTGTTGCAAAATCTGCTGCATCAATTTTTATTCTTTGCTCTTCCCATTGATCTTTTGTCATTCCAGCAATTCTTAATATTTCTGTTGCAGATTTAATTTCTTCATCTATGATGTCTAGTTTTACTTGAGAAAGTCTTGCTTGTTCTTGTAGAGGTGCAATAGTATCTTGATCAATTCTGTAATTTTGATTTTTTAGGTTTTTAACTTTTTCTTCTAATTGATCTCTTGTTAATCCATTTGAAGTCAAACCATTAATTTGATTGTCTCTTGCATTTTCCATACCAATTCTTTGTTGCTCAAGTGAACTTGCTGCATTTTGTGCACGAAGTTCTTGTGCTGCTCGTGCCGCTGCATAAACATCTCCTTCAGAAAGTGCTTGTGCAACAGACAGCCTTCCCTGTTCTTGTCTAGCAATAATTTCATTTACTTTTTGTACTTTATCTAGTAATTTAAACTGCTTATCATACTTGTTGTTAATTTTTTCTGCTTCATCATTTATTGTATTTAGTCCATCTTCATATCTTGATATTAAATAACTGTTTGCTGCTTGAATACGTTGTGCTATTTTAATTTGTTTTTCTGCATTATCAACTATTAGTTTTTCTTTATTTATTTCACCTTTTCTTCCAAGTCTAATAATTTGTTCTTGAATATCAAAGTATTTCATTGCTGCATTATAGCCAGGATCAAATGCTTCTGAATAATTTCCCATACTCATAGCATTTTTAAATTGTGCTACTATTGCTTTTGCTTTAGATGATACGATGCTTGTTAAACTTTTGTTTGTTTTTTCAGATGCAACTGCGGCTGCAAATGCATTATCTTTAATTGCTTCATATGCATCAGCAACTGGCATTCCCGCATTAACTAATTTTTTAAAAGCAACTGCTTGATTATTTGTGTCTGCAACAATTTTTTCTTGATCATTTTGATATTCACCTAAAGCAATATTGTTTAATGCTTTTTGTAAAACACTTATGTCCTTAAACATTCCTTTATATTTGTCATAATCTTCTGCGGATAATCCAGTAATAAAATCAATAGTATTTTGATTAGCACCTTGACCTCTAAGTTTTTGTGCCAAACCACCAAACCCTAATGTCTCTTTGGATAGTTTCTTTAAGGCCTTTCCAGAGGCATCCCAACCTACTGTGAGTTCCTGTGTAGCCTTTCTTACGTCTCTTAGTTTTTTTACTATGTCGTCTAATGGTGACCCTGTTGGTCCCCCGCCACTTCCAGCATCATCTTCAGGTTTAGTTGGAGTTGCTACAGTAGGATCCATTGCGTTTGTTTTCTTTTGTCCAAGTGCATTTGCGTATTGTTGCTTTTGAACTGGAAAAGATGCGTTTCTATATTTTTCTCCCCCACCAATACTGGCTGGTTCACCTAACCATTTTTGAACTTCTGGGTCACCATCAAAAACAGTCTTATCTTGTATAGACATAACAGTAGCAATTTCATTTAAATAAACCTGTCTTTCATTTTCAGTTAATTTATCAAAATATTCTTTATCAATTGCACCCAAATATTCTGGTGGTAAAAATGTAGTTGCAACATCATAACTTAACTTTCCTTTATTTTCTTTAATCTGATCATACAAATTATTTAGATTATCTCTTGCGTCTTTATTATTTTCATAATAATTAACTAAATAAGCAATGTCTAGTTCTCCACCAGTCATTGTTAATTGTTCGTAAAAATCAATAGTGTCTTGTGCTTCTTGATCATTTGCTGCACCTTCAACATTAAGTAAGAAATTCTTTTGTGCTTCTTTATCTATTTCACCTTTGCTATCTAAAAACAATGAAGATATTTGTTCAACTCTTGCTGCTGAGGTTCCACCAAATTTTGTTATTATATTCATAACTGCATCAAGGTCTTTTTTGTTATCACCAAAAGAATCTAATAAAGATATCATAGTTGCTGGATCTATATTTTTATTTGCCATTTCCATAGTTAATCTTACTTTAGCAAGTTTGCTGCCCTGAGAAGCAGCAATTGCATCCTGTGCTAATGGAACAACATCTCCAAACATTGTACCTTCATATGCCTTTGTAGCCATCTTATCTGCTGAATCCTGATATGCTTTTTGCATTGCACCACTGCTATTTGCAAAATTGTCATCAATTATTTGTGTTGTTTCTTGTTGTTTATCTAATAACTTTTGTCTACTAGTTATATATTCATTTTGAAGTTTATCTGCTTTTGCAGTATCTCCTGCAGCCCTAGCAATTTCAATTCTTTTTTCATATTCAACTTGTAAGCCATCTAACATTTGTTGGTTTTGTTGTAAGGCAATTGCAGACATAGCCAAATTTCCACCAGCAGCGGCAGACATTCTTGTTTTTCTTTCTGTCATGCCTCTTATTCCACCAGCAATGGCACCTACTGCAGTACCAACTCCAGCACCAATAGCGGTTCCAATTACAGGAACAACTGAACCAACTACTGCACCTGCTAATGCTCCTGCACCTGCACCTGCGGCAACATTTCCTCCAAAACTTTTTACATCTTTTCCTGTAACTCTGGTTGCTCTTGTTGCTGCAGCATTTGACATTTGTAGTTGTTTGTTTCCTTGATCTACCAATTCCATTCTTACTTTTAATGGATCTTTTACTAAGTTTTCACCATTAGGTCCCAAAAGTTTTGTTAATTCAGCATTTACCTTAAGTCCAAATGCCATATTGCCCATTTGGTCTCCCATGTTAAGTGCAATAGATCTTGCTTCTTGGGCTGACAATGCTCCAGAAGTTACTGCTGTTGCCAATTGATTTGTTAAAGATCCACCTGCACCAGAAACCCCATTAGCAGCAATGTTTTGTCCAACTGCTTTAGTTAATGCCTGACCCTTTTCTCCAGTAACAAAAGATTCACCAAAAGTGGTCTTACCTTGAACTGTTTGATATTGTTTAATTCCATCAGATCTTCTTCTGTTCATTATTTCTGAGGCAGATACATTACCTGCAAATTCTGCTAACTCTTGTATACTCTTAGATGATGCTCCAGTTTTTTCTGCTAAATCTATCGCTGCATCTCTTGCTTTGTCCATTGCCATTCTTTGTTGAACATACAAACCAACAATAGCACCAACGCCAACTGCTAATGCACCAAACTTAGAACTAAGGAGTGGAGTTATAAGAGTAAGAGCCATGAGTGGCATCATTAACTTTTGAGATATTTCTCCAATTTTTCCAGGTGCCATTGAACCCATCATTGCGACCATAGAGGCAGACATTGCTGCAGTTCCCATACCAGAAGAAAGTCTTTGTCCTATAGCACTTTTTGATTGACTGCTTGTTCCTTGATTATTGCTACCGCTTAAAATTCCTTGCTTTGCTAATTTATCTTGTTGTCTTCTAATTGATTTGTCTGTTGCTGTAATGCCAGTCGATTTTCCATACAAAGCATTTGCTGATTGTGAAGAAGAAACACCTGATGCTCCTGCTTGTCCAAGTTGGCGACCAACTCTTTGAAAATCATCAACAGATTCTTGCATTCCAACAATTGCACCTTGTGCTCCGTCTTGTGCGGCTTTACGCATTTTTTTAGATGGTGATTTGTTTTGAAATGCTTCATTAATTCCTTGAGACATACTATCTAGTGATTGTGATACTGCTCTGTTAGCAGTTATATTTAAGTCTTTGGCAATCTTTCTGCTCTTTCTTTGTATTTCTGCAACTGCTGCTCTATTGGTTGGATTCCCTATACCTGAACCAGTTATGGGAACATTAGGGCCTGCTAAAACTCTATTTTCTGGAACTACATGTGCTCTTGATAATGCCTTACCTCCAGGATTTTCTATTGGTAATACTCTTTCAACTCCTGCACTCTTTGATTGAAAACTACTTGCATTTCCAGTTCTAGCACTATATATTGTTGACCTTGTTATTTCGCCAGTTTTATTATTAAATACAACACCAGGTTTTCTTAAGTTTCCACCTTGACGAATATCTTCGTCTGTTGGATACATGAGTTTTTGCAAACCTGGAACTGATCTTGCTGCTGAGCCACCCGCTGCAGTCATTCTGTTTAAAATTGCATCTATTTTTGGTTTTGCTTTAGCAAATGCTTCACTAATATGATTTGAATCTATAGCAGTTTTTCTTACTTCATTTGCTATTTCATCAGTATACATAGTAATTTCTGGTGCAAGTTGTTCAATGGCTTTTTTAGTTAATCTCATATTTTCTTCTACACCAACTGCTGCAATTGCTGAATTTCTTAATGATTGTGAAAATCCTTTTTCATTAACAAAACCTTTATCCATTCCAAAACCACCAGCAGTATTTCCTGGTGCAAACATAGTATATGGACCCATAAGTTTAGATTGACCACCATAAATAGCACTGTTATTTGGATCTCTTCCTTTAGCAAATCCTGGTATGTTGTTAGCAATCATTCCACTAATTAGTGGTGCATATTTTTTAGCCATTGGTGCAGGAATTATTGCTTCTTTAGGAGAAAGCATTGCTGGAACTTTATCTCCAGTACCATTTCCTGGAACACTTACTACACCTTTTGCATATCCTTTAGGTTGAGGTCTAGGTCCCTTTCCTGGTACCCCGCCCAAACCAAAAGCACGTTGTGCTGCAACTGCTTGATTATATGATGCTGCAAGTCTTTTAATTGCTTCTGCTTCTGAATTAAAACTTTGAGTTAACTTCATATGTGTTTGATCTAATGAAGCAGCAACTGCGGCAGCCTCTAGTTGTTGTTGTGTAAGATAGTCTGTTTGCATTCCCAGAACGGTAGATGATTGTCCAGCCCTATTAAATACTCCCTTAATGGCTGTAAATCCTTTAATTATATTTGCCAAACCGTTAGCAAGCAAACCAAATGACATAAGTACTACTGGTCCTATACCTGCTAGGATTGCTGTAAAGTATGTTATAAATTGTTTTGTACCGTCGCTAAAGTCATTAAACTTATTTAATATTTTTGAGAAAAACTCAACAACTGGAGTTAACGCTTTTAGGAATTCTGCACCAATAGGAACTAAGGTAACTTTTAAGTCTTCAATTTGTTTCTTAAATTTATACATTGGTGAGTCTTCAATTTTTTTCATTTCTCGCTCAGATAATATTGCTAACTCTTCGACTGTTGCACTGGTTAATTGTGCTACTGTTTGAGCCTGAGTTCCTTCTTTAATAACATTTTGAAATAATGTAGACATACGAGCAAACTGAAACTTACCAAATAGTTGCTCAATTGCTTGAGCACGCTTCAATGGTTCTAACTTGTCTAAAGCCAAACCAAAATCTATTACAAGTTTTTTAACGTCTCCCTTATTTGCTTCCACAATTCCTTTAAGGTTAATGCCCATGCCACCAAGGAATTCTGATGCCTTTTTGGTTGGATTAATTAAAGATGCCAAACCAGACTTTAATGCGTTAGCACCTTCTCCAGCCTGAATACCACCTTCACGCATTGCAGTCATAAAGAATGCTAAGTCTTGAACATCACCACCAAGTTGTTTGATTACTGGTGCTGCTTTAGGAATTGCAGTTGTTAAATCATCAATGTTAAGAATAGTTTGGTTTTCTACTGCGTTTAAAAAGTCAATATTTTTTGCTAAATCTTCAGAAGCAATACCAAATGTTGAAGTTAAAGAAATTAAAGTATCTAAAGACTTTGCTTGATCAATGTTACCAAGAACTGCAAGTTTAGATGCTTGTGTTACTTGTGCCATTAAATCTGCACCAACTTTACCAGTTGCAGCCACATCAGCAGCCATCTTCATAGTATCTGCAACGGCTACCCCATACTTAGTAAACTCGTTTGCAAGTAGTTGAACATCCTTTAATGCTTTAGTAGCATCTGCTGTTGTTGTAAACATATCACCGTAAACACGCTTAAATTTAATGGCCTGCTCTTCTAGTTGCATAAAAGTTTTTGCTGCAACTGTGCCAAAATATAATAATGGTATTGTAAAACCAACCATAAGTTGACGACCAGCCCACTGTGTATTCTTACCAAAGTTTAATAGATTTGTAGAGCCTTGTTTTAATAACTGATTAAGCAGTGCTTGTCGTTGAGCAGCCATTGCTGTTTTAGTTGCATAGTCATTCATATCCAGTGCTAGTGGACGTATGGACATTGCCTTAAGTGCACCACTTGCATCTCTACCCATTTTAATATATTGGGTTTGTAATGTTTTTACATTTTCTCTTGCAACTTTATTGATTGTGTCAAATTCTGATTTAAATAATTTACCAAAAGTTTTTGTAGAAGCACCAGCATACCTGAAGTATTCCTTCATTGTAAATTGATTTTTTTCTAGTGCTGTATTAAAAGCGTCAGTAGTTGTTCTGATCTTTTTCATTTCGGCATAGAATTTGCCGCCAGCGTTTATTTGATTTGCTAGGTTTTGAGAAAGGTTATTAGATACTGCAACACCTGCAGCACCTGTTTTTGCCATTGAGGTGTGAAAGGCTGATATCTGGCGTTGTAACGCTTTTAATTGCGTTAACGCTTCACCAGTGTCAATACCAATTTTTATATTGGACTCTACATCAGCCATTCATTAGTACCTCTTTATTTAGTTTTTATGGTAAATTATTAAGAAGTGCTGCGTCTGATAGTTTAACACCAGATGCCTCTTCAATAATTTGATATACCGTTGGAAGATCCATATTTTCTTCTAACGCTGCTAAGTCTTCTGCAAGTTCTGGCTTGTATTGTTTCATTGCAATTTGAATACATTCCATTAATATGTTCATTGATTTTTCGTTATCTTCTGCGACCGCTGCTACACCTTCGAATTTCTTCATAAAAGGACGTAGGAGAGAAATTTTCAGTGGTCTTACTTTGATTTTAGTGCCGTCAATAAGCGTAACTGTTTTTTCTTCGTTAACAGTAGTTGCCATTTTTCCTCCTTATAAGGTTAACCTTAATTATATCACAGAGGACCTATATTTTAACCAACAACCTCTTCATACCCCAAACCATTCCCAATCCCAAACCCTGCTTTCTTTGCTTTGGCTCCACGAAGGTTTGTTATGTCATTGGCATCTTTTCCATTGTATAATACTCTTTTTTTCATATCTTCCCAAGCATTATCACTCTTATCTTTATCTATATCTACTCCTTGCATTGCCGCTGCAAATTTTTTATCATTATGATCAAACTCTCTTCTTACTTCTAGAATAGATATTAACTCTGGCATAGATAGTGCAAGTTCTAGTTCTTCATAATTTTTCCAAGCACCTATTAAAAATACTTCTGATTCTAATTTGGCTAAATCTAGATCTTGCCAACTAGACCCACTGCTTTCTGATTTAGCCTGACTTTCAATAGTCTCTTCTTTTTCACTACTTATTGTTATTCCAGCACAATATTCCAAAACCTTATATACTGTTTTTATATCTAAATTATCTTCTATTAGTTCTACTGAATCAGAAATGGATGGATAAAACTCTTGCATTGCAATTCTGACAGATTCAACCATCATCTCTATGGCTTCATCTTCTGTGCTATCTTTATCTATTTTATTAAAACTGTCTAATATACCTCTTAGGTATTTTATTTTTGATGGGCCAACTGTTATTTCTGTACCGTCGATTAATTCGATAACATTTTCTTCATAAACTTTTGTGGCCATTAAACCATTATATCAAATAGAAAAGCCCACCGTTTTATGGGCGGGCTAATCTTGTAAAATTACTTACTAAGCAATTGTACGATCAACAATCTTACCATACATACCGTCATCTAACGGTAACATACGGAAAGTTACGTCAAACATAGATGCTGCATCACGTTTTGCTGATGCTACTACGTTTTCGATTGACAAAGCACGGTATCCGATATAGATACGTTCCTTATCGATTGATGGGTCACCAGTTCCTGGACCAACGGCTACTATACCACGTTCTAGAGGAACGTCGCCTAGTTCACCTGAGTTGATGTCGAATTCTTGGCTTCCTTCTCCAACGCCACTTGTTGCGGATGATAATTCATATAAATCATTTGTGTTTGCTGCTACTGCCACTAGAAGGTTTTCTAGTGTTGCTTCTGCAAATGATGTTGCTAAAGATACTTGCATGCCGTCTTTGAAAAGACGAGCAACGTCAAGAACTTGATCAACTTGAACTTCACCGAAAGATGGTTGGAATGTAAGTTCAATACCATTACTGGTATAACCTACGTTTGTAAAAGCCTCAGCATTAGACAAAGTTTCTTTGTATGATGTTGCTGCTTCAAATGCTGGTAGTGGTCCACCTGCAGTACCGATTGTTTGTGCTAAAGCACCGTCATTGTATGTAAACAGTGCGGCTGCACCAACGATAATGTTGTTGGACGATCCACGAGAATATGCCATTTATTTCACCTCTCCTTGTAAAGGGTTTTCTTATTTAGTTGTAAAGCGATGTTTCCTCAAGGTCAAGTATAACACCATTTTGTTAGCCCTTATGCCAGTCATAATCTAAAATAATCTTGTTTCCCGCAAAGGTTCTGGCTGTTCCAAAGTCTATGATGTCTCTAGTCTCTTGAAGTTGGTAGGTTTTAAAGGTGTGAAAATATAGAGGAAGGGACATATCCTTAAGTGCTATGTTTGGGCCAGGTATAACTGTGTCCTGATTGTCTCTTATCCATTTGTTTATATCAACTGCAGACTCATCCAATGAATTTAAAAGATCTTGAATTTTTTGACTTATGATGATTGTTCTTTCAATTGCGTCTTCACCAAAGTTATAAAAATAGTACATTATTTGTTCACAATATATGTGTGGAAATGTTTTTCTATTCATTCTAAACATTCTGTCATATACTGCAAATGTTCCTGTAGACTCTGGAAATGATTCAGTTAGAGCAGCAATATCTGTTGGGCTAGTAGGAAAAAACGGTATTGTAAATTCTTGATCAAAAAACTCACTAATCTTATTTTGTAAATAAGCATTAATCAATGACGGTGGATGATGTATCGTAGCAGCCATTATGCAATCACCGCATTAGAAATCCATTTATATCCAGTTGAATACCCAACACCTTTACCACTGCGTTTTCCTGCTGCCATATTGGTTTTAAATACTTGTGGTCTTTTTATATAATCATATAGACCAGATGCTTTTAAAAATGATTGTTTAAAATATTGTAGAAAAAACATATCTATAGTTGACTCAAAACTACCCTGTGCATCTTCTCCACCAGGGCTAGATACTGAAACTGGATTTCTAGTAAACACTGTTTCTCCATCTTGCTCAAAAACCAATACAGGTGATTTCTTAGGTCTTATTATAACTGGAATACCGTTTTCCATTATTTTTGCTTTATTATAAAAAGGAGTTGTTGATCCATCTTTTACTTGAGATGATTGTGTAAATGTGGACATCACTGATAATCCTAATCCACTAACAGTATATTGTATATCAAATAATCTTGATTCTGGACTTCCAGATTTATACCACTCATAAACATGTTGCAATGCTGCTGGATCTATCCTAGCGTTTGTGTCAACAAATTGTTTTAAAACCTCTATAGTTTGTTTTCCAAGATTATTTAAAAATAACTTTTTGCCACCCTCAACTCCTTCTAAAAATCCCATAGAGTATTGAACAATATTGTCCATATCTCTTTTAAATTGTTTTGTGTTAAATGTTATCATAAATCTATCGCCTGACTATCAGACCTTTTAATTACAATTTTATAGTATTCTGTTTTTCCAAACAAACCAGAGTATGGGCTTAGTGTTGCAATTTCAAAAAGACTTGATTTACCAGCACGAACCCCACCTGTTTCAACATATATAGGGTTACCTTCTCCATCTGATATGTTTGTTATAAGAAGATTAGTTAATGCAATTCCACCATTTATATCATCAAATCTAATATCGCTTGGAACTCTGCCTCTTAAAACTGTGTCAAACAAGATTGCTACATTTTGTACTTGTTGCTCTTCTTTATTTTTAACATTACCAGATGCAAAGTAGCATTTTATATCTTTAAATTTTGACCATTGCTTTTTAATATTACCGTACTGACCTTGCTCAACTGATGAATAATATACTTCTGCTGTCATGGGATATAAAAAGTTGTCGTCTAAACATGTCATAGTATTCCTAGTCTAGTAATGTTCTTAGTATATTTTGATAGTATTTGATCAACTATGATATTGCCTGTACCGTTAAATAATTTTTTAGCATTAAATTTAACTTTGTACTGGTCTGTTTGATATTCTTCAACATATCTTTTATATTGATCAAGTCTTCCACATTTAATATCATTAACTAACATTTCTGTTGCTGCCTGAATATCTGACGGAATTGTTTTATATCCAGCATCTAGAACTAATGTATAGTCATATCCTGTAGGAAAAGTAACAGTATCCCAACCATAATACCCTAAATCGCCATATGATACTGGAAGATTTGGTAGAGTTTTTTCTAATCTATTTAATGATTCTGTTGAATTAGGAATATATTCTTGTACAGCAGAGTTATCTAATGATAATTTAAAATATCTATCGTTTGTTTCTTCATCAACATCAAAAATTAAAACATCGTTTTCATAAACTCTCAACACCTTATAAGCATTTACCCACAAAGGTATATAATCTAATCCTTCTCCAACTGTTTGAACAATAACTTTTTGATTATAAAAACCATCAACAACGAATGAGTCAATAATTGATCTTGCAATAAGTTCGTTATATTTTGCTTCTGTTATTTCTGAAGCGGTAGTTCCAAGTTTATTAGGGTCAGTATATGGTCTTACTATGTCTAAATTATCTTCAAACACTATTTCTTCATCTGAATTTAAAATCTTAACTTCATATTTTCTGTCAAATTCTATTTTTGATAATGGTATTACATATGTTATTTGTAAGTTTGCTGAAGTTATATTTGATTCTTCAACAAAGTGTTCCACCAAATCCTGTAACCTAAGAGTGTAGATATCTCCACTTGTTGGGACATCAAACTTTAGTGTTAGTGGGTATGGTGGAACCCTTAATGCTTCCATTGTTTATAAGCCGTATTCCCTTGCAACGTCTTCTGGTTTCAAAACTGTAATGTGATTACGTGTTGACCATTCTTTTGCTTCTTCTGCGGATACGTAGTTGATACCAACTTTTACTCTTCCTACACCCATCCAGGATACGTTTTTAGTTGACTTAATTGCAACTTTTTCTTTACCTTGTTTAGGTTCAGCAGGTTTTTCTTTTTTAGTTCTTGGTTGTTTTCCAACACCAATGGCACCAGTTGATAATGGAGCAAGTCCTTCAACAAGGTCTTCAATTGCTTGTTTTTTATCTTCTGGAATTAATGCTTCGCCTGGGGCTAACAATGCTGGTTGGACTTCTTCTATAACTTCTTCTACAACATCTTCAACAATTGCGTCTTGAATAGTATTTTCTTCAACTGTTTCTGGTGTTTGTAAATTTAAATCGTTGTCTAATTCTGACATATATTCCTCCTCGTATTATTATATCATTTAATTAAATGTTAAAGGGAGTAAGAAATTAATCCTACTCCCCTTAAAATTGTGCTACAGATTATGCATCTGCTGCTGCATCCGCAAATGCGACTGCGTCTAGTTCTTCCCATTGAATACCGAAACGAACGAAAACTGTATATTCTACAGTATCTTTCTTTGGTCTGTATTCGCGGTTAACTGTGATGTCTCGTTGGAAACCCCATACACGGTTAGCAGGGAATGTCAAATCGACATATCCTGCAGGGTAGTAAGGAACTTCTTGAACATCAATTCCGAGTACACGTGTTGTACGTGCTCCTCCGAATGTTTGTGCGTTACCATCAAGGTATGCTTGACGATTTGCTTCTGTACCTGGACCTTTATTTACAAAGGCTTCGGCAATTGCATCGGCAAGAGTACCATTGTTTTTAACAATACCTTGGAAAACGTCTGTACCTGCGTAGAACTTAAGATTATTCTTAAGTGCACGGTACTTACGTGGCATTGCAAGAATTATGTCTTGCAATACGTTTGTTGTCCAGGCGTTTGCTTCAACGTTGGCAACTGCTTCGTGAGATGCTGAGTTGTTCGCTGTTACTTGATTTACGAAACCGTTCATGATGCTAGTGAAAGCATTATTTCCTGTTCCTGTTCCGTTAATTGCAAGGTCTTCGATATCATTACCGAAAGCGTTGGTCATCAATCTTACGATATGATCTTCCAATGCTGCACCTTCAATATTGTCTTCAAGTGCTTCTGATGATACTTCCCAGTCTAAGCGAATTTTCTTTGTAGTTAATTCAACTTTTGAGAATGTTGCACCAGCGTTTGTGTATTCGCCTAAGCCTTGTGCGGCTGCACGAATTACACGTTCTCCAACGTTAACTTTTTCAAGTTCCATTGTGTTTGCTTTCATGGTCACTCTGCGACCATCTTTAGCCAATACAGTTGCGTCCCACACATAGTCTATAAAACGACGTGCTTGTTCAGGGCGTAAGATACCGCTTCCAGTATCACCTGAAGGATTTACTGCGTTGATTCCTGATGTAGAGCCAAATGATGCTTCTGCGATGTTACCTAAAACACCACCATTTGCATAGTTGCCTGCTACGTTTTCACCAGCATCAGAACCAGATGCGAATGCACCTTGTGCTTGGGCTGTTCCAGGTGCTGTTCCACCTAGATCGCCTGATGTTCCTGGCTGATTTTTAATTATTTCTTCCGACATATATTTCACCTCCACGTGATTTTTTATCTGAATAGATCGGCTGTTTTGAGGAAACGTCCGCCCCATAGGGATTTCTCAACCATTACTGGTTGTAACTGTACGACCTCGCCGAGATCGCCAGACTTTCGGAAAGCGGTATCAGATTCTACTGATTCCATTCTCTTTCCAAACTCGTTAACTGCACCGTTTGTTTCAACTAGTGCATTTTGTGTATTAACAATTTGTGACTTTGTGTCAGCAACTTGTTTGTTTAAATCTGCAACTTCTGTCTGTAAAGACTTTACTGTTGCAAGTAGATCGCTAAAGGCTGATGTAAGAGTATTCTTAACTTCTGTTACTGCCTCAACAATAACATCGTCTGCTTTAGATACTTCTGTAGCAACTTCTTCAATAACTTCTGCTACTGCTTCAACTGTGTCTGCTTTTTCTGCTTCCACAACTGTTTCCGCTGCTGGTGCATCTTCTGCAACAACTTCTGTAACAGGAGCATCAACTACGGCATCTGCCTCTGGAGCAACCTCAACATTTTCAACTGCAATATCAGATTTTTCAACAATCTCTGCTACTACTTCTGTTGTTTCTGTCATAGGACTTACCTCCTTGGTAATCTTAGAAGTGGTAATGCCTTTAGCACTATCGACTAAGAACTTTATCATATTGATTTTTTCATTATCCGTTTTTTCAACGAATCCTATATTTTTCATTTCATTGCCAGTTGTTGGACTGATTTCTTTTTCATTTTCTGAAACCATAACAATTCCAGTTTCTGAATCCCAAAAAACATTTTCTAAGGTTGTATTATCACCTTTAATTACTGCAACTCCGTCTACTTTTTCAACAGAAATAATGTTTGCAAATTCATTTGCTGGAGAGTCTACAAGACTTAACTCAACAAGATCATAATCTTTAATAATTCTAATTTGAGAATCTAACTTCTCATCAAAAGCGTCGTCCCATTTGTTCATTCTTCCACCAATAGAAAAACCTGTTAGTGTGCCATCCAAAACCTTTTCCCATGTGCTTTGAGCACCTTTAGAAACATAAGCGGAAACGAAAACACCGTTATAAAACTTCTTTGACTCTGAATCAAAATACTTGTCTTGTTTAAATGAAACCATTTTGCCTACTGCTAATGGTTGATGCATTTCTCTTATGTTACCTCGAAAGTTTTCAAATGCTTTCATGCTGGCCTCTGTGGTTACAATATCCATTTGGCGATCTAAATTATCTAATGAAGCAAAACCTGAAACAACACGACGTTCTTTATCGACCTTACTAAAAGGCATAGATAGGCGAACATTCTCGCCCTCAGTATTCCATTGGGCTTTTAATATAGACATCGTACTATACATTATAGAGCCCTTTTATACACATGTTATAAACATGTTATAAACAGTTAAACTACTTTGAAGATCTACCCTCGCCCTTTGGATTTCTGCCACTTACAGTTGCAGATCCATCAGACTGATTGTTAAGTCTTTCGCCATCTCTTGCACGGTTAGCATCATTATTCATAGTCTCTGGTTTGGCTACAAAAGGTTCGTCTCCACCGTCTCTTTGTGGAAGACCCAGTGCTACTCTTGCCTCATTAGGCATCATAATCTGTGTTTTTACATATCTTTCAAGAATTTGTGATTGTGCTATTTCATCTGTCAAAGTAAGTTCATTAAACTTAAACTCTAGTATGTCTTGTTTCTCGCGTATAATCTTATTAATTTGTTTTTCTAGTTGAGCCTGTGCTGGTCTGGCTACCTGCTCTTTAAATGTTCTATCTTGAGCCAATGCTGCTGCAATTGCCCCTGAGTCTGATCCACCTAGTTTTGAAAGCGGTACTTGATGTGCTACCAAGATGTCATCACGGTTTTGTTTTCTATATTCCTTAAATGATCCCTCTTGTACTCCAGATTCAATAGGCTCCATCTTAAACTCTACCTTGTTATTTTCTGTATCTCCAGGAAGAGGTATGTACAAAGTTCTATGGTTTTGACCCTTTAATCCAGTTTGTAAAAATCTAAACATCTTATCTTCTGCGTCTGCAGATAGTTTGGCACCTTTCATGGTTACTACGTATCTTGGAACTGCCTTGTTACCAAAGTAGTCAATGTTGTATTGTGAAGCCAGTTGATCACCGTGTAGAGATGATATTGCTGAAATAATGTCTGGAACACCATAGAATGTGTTTAATGGTGAGTATTGTTTAAAATGAATAATTTCGTTTGGTCTACGATCTTCAGTTACTGGGTTTGAATTTGTAGCACCAAAGTTTCTAAAGTAAACTACCTTGTTTGCAATAACCTGTACGAATCCATCTCTTAGTCTGCGACAACGCATTGTGGTTGCTGGAATATGACCAACGTATCCAATTTCACCACGAGTGGTTCTACCAATTTCCATGTATCCATTACCAATTGCTTGAACATCTGTGTATATCTTTTCCATTGTTGTGGTAAAAGAGTCATCTGCGTTTAAACTTTCTAGCCAATCACGTAACTCTACTTTTGCTCTTTCAATTCTGTTTCTTGCACGACTTACTGATTCGTCATTTGAGGAATTCTCTAATTTAAGCATTGTTCTTTTTGATATATCAAAATCATATCCCAAACCTACAATATTTTCAACCTTAGCATCAATAGCAGCGTGGTTTGCAAAAGATGTGTCATAGTAGTTGGCAAGTTCATAAACATTCCATGGTGGTGTGATTACGTCAAATAGTCCATAACCATTTCTAAATACGTTACCAGGATTTATCTGATTAGAGCGAGCACCATCAATACCTTGTGGAACTGCGATTGATCTGTCAATATAAGATTGTTGGGTTGTATCTACTAGAGCCTTGGACATTCTTGCTGCACGACGTTTAAAGTTATTATCCAAACCAGAATAGTTTTTTAACTCTTCCCAGTTTTTACTAAATGGGTCTGAACTAGCAAATGCATTTACTGCTTGTTCGTTCTCATCTATCCTAGCACCAATAACATAGTTAAATTCTTCACTCATTATTCTTCATCACCGTATTTAGCAATTGTTGCTTTGGCTGCTGCCACTGCACCAAGATCATTAAGGTTAGGAATTAATCCTGCTTTCATTCTATCTACTTGTTCGGAATACTCTTCGTCTGATACTCTTCCCATACCTGGAAAAAATACAGCCTCTCCATCTGGTTCTCCATAATATGCTGCTGTCTTTTTTATTTCGGCTAAAGCGGCAATATCGTGTTTTACGGCTGGTATATTTAAAATATTACCCTCTCCATCAGTAAACCACTTACCGTTGGCTCTTTTCCAAACATAAACGCCCCAATCATAGTTCTTTTCAATAAAGGTTATCTTAGAGTCGCCAATCTGGCCTTTCATACGAGGTTTTCTTTTTTTGTTTGGATTTTGATTATTCATAACCATTAGTATACCATATTATGTTGGATTGAGGATATATTGTTGCCACGAAGAACCAATATGAATAGGATTATCGTAACTTTGTGTCAACAACTGTCTTTCTCCATCATTTCCAACAATAATTTTGTTAGTTCCCATGTATGTTCTGTAAATATTTGAAGAAGTATCTCCAAAATCTGAAGAAGATGTCTTAATTAATACACCAAACCACAAATATCCCTCATTCCAAAAATCCCAGTCAAAGTCAAATGGATCTTCTGATCCAAGGACGTATTGCTGTTTTACCTCATCCCAAATTCTAGTGATAGACGACTGTTTTTGTTGTAAGCCAGTTAACTTATAATATGATATGTGGTTATAAACTAATGGACCATTTAAGTTTATGGATCCAGTAAAGGAATTAAATGTTAGGGAGTTTGCAAAAGATATGCTTAAAAAATACCAGTTTTTATTATCAATTACAGGATTGGCTACCAAAACACCATTTAAATAATAAGATATTCCATTTTGTAATTGACCAGTTTTTGAATCTACTGCGTATATTTTTGCCCTTTGTCCAGAGTTACCATTTGCAACAATGTAAAAAATAATAGATGAGTTAACTGTATTTACTTGAAATATTTGAGTTGGGGTGTATGTAAAATTACTGGTATCACTTTTAATTGCAATCTGAACAGTAGATACAGAAAATTTAACATCTTTGTTTTCATTTATTGGCATACTGATACCTCTATTTTGATAAGAGTTAAAATCTCCCTTTAACTTTATTCCAGAATACCTTGTTAGATGTAGGTATGGATTAGATTTTTTATAAATGCTAATTGGATTTTTACCAGTATAATCATCATATATTCCATTTTTAATATATGGATACAGTTTACTACCAGATTTTGTATTAATGGGTGTAGAGGCGTTTTGATTTAAAGATCTAGATGTTAATTCTAGACTTTTAATTTTTATTTTTCTATTGACAGTTGACCTTATATTAAAATTTAGATGTACTGATATAGCCAAATCTTCAAAACTTACCAGCGATGGAGGGTATATAATAGTATCATTTTCTACTAAAAATATTGTGTTTTGCCAGTCTGGATAATTATCAAGATCTAATATTCCACTTTTTAATGCTGGTGCAATTTTTGTAAAGGATTCAAATTTTTTATTTATTCCTGTATTTATAAACTGAAAAGATACATATGATTTTACTAATGAGTTTATAGAATCATACTCATAACTTAAATCTGATCTATTATACTTCAAGTCATCATAATTGTTATATCCTGTAAAAAGAGAATTATCTAAAACTTCGTATGTTTGCTGTATAGGAAGTGCAAATGCGTTTGCCAATTCAGAATAGAGCCATCCATCAGCATCTTCAACTACCTTAAAAATAGATGGTGAGGGAAAGTTAATATTGTATTGAATATAGTCTAAACTATACTCCTTATTGCCAGATGAATTTGTTATATATTTTGCAAAATATTTTAATGGAACATAATCTTCCCAATATCCAGAAATGCCCACATCTAGGTAATATTTATTATATCTTACGGTTGGACTTAAAGTATAACTTGCTAAATCATACAGCATGTGGCTATGAATATTTCCATTATCTTCAAGTATTCCATTGTTTTGAAAATGCGTAGCAAATAACTTATGATTGTTTTTTGTTGAGAATCCAAATCTATACATCTGTTTATTAAAACAAGAGTTATTGTTGTCGTTATTTAAAAGTATTAACTTTAAAGCATTTTTATTTCCAAAAAAAGTAGCAGTATCTTTTCCAAATTTTGATATTATTGTTTCTAGGTCAACACCAATTTCTATATATTGATCTACTAAGTATTCAGTTTGATGTAAAGTTGTCTCCACCCCAGATACATTAATTTTATAGAATATGTCTCCAGTATCTGTTGTATATATCGTAAAGAAATCTAAATTATTTTTATTTTTAATCATAACAAGTGTTGAGTTTAGTAAAGAGTTTGTCTTAAATATTCCGTGAAAAGACTTAATGTCATCCTTTAAAATATTAAAATTTTCAAACACAAAAGAACCGTTTTGATCTATAAAACTTGAAAATGCATAATCTTCATTTTGCAATGCGTATAACTCGCTATACCAACTATTGATATTTTCAACATTTATAACTGGTAAAGAATATTCTGGATTGCTTAAATAACTACTTGTTACATCTATATTATCTAATTTACCCTGTTGCCATTTTCCAATATTAGGATATTCATAGTTTGTTCCATAGTTAGAAAATGAATAATCTATGAATGCTGACTTACCGCTATATGCAGAATCTATTGACTCAAAAGATTTAACTGCTTGTCCATACACCCATCTCTTTTTTGCAATTATTTCTGGAATAACATATGGATATATTGCAAAACAATCTAATTCAAATGGATACACATCTGTATAGCAATAAAAGCCTAGCCAATCTTGATCTTTATCAGATTCGTCTAATTTAGGTAACAATAAAATTGTTGAATTATCTATATCAATATCAAGAACTTTTTCTCCATTTAAAAATAAAAATACTTTATTTTCAGAATAAACTATTTGAATTAACATTGGTCTTGACCATTCACCCACATATGTAGATTTAAAATTATCTCCAACAACCAGTGTTAAAAAACAATCATCAGCATATAAACCATCATTAGAGTTAATTGGTCCAAATATTTTTTTGCTCTCTAGTGTGTCAACACCAAGCCTTAACCACATTTCTACAGTATATGTATTATATCTGCCAGACTCATTTAAAAATCCAAAACCTGGAAATATAATAGATGGTTTTGCTGTTTCATCTTCATTTATGTTAGGAAATAACTTAGTAACATTTGATGCACCGTAGACAAGTGGTACCCCAAAATTTTGTGCACATATTTTATTATTATTTACTAAATAATATCCATAATTTGTGTCTGATCCGTATGATTTTGCAACAATACCTTCTGATGATTCTATTGATATTTCGGTAGGAATAGAAATTTTTTCTGAGCCCATAGAGTAATTATTAAACTCTTCAGACCATTGACCTAAAGATAATCCATTAAGTAAAAATTCATAATCTTCGCTTCCAGACAAACTAGGAGAATACCCTATTTTAATAACTATTTGCATTGTTGTATTTTGATCAATGTGTTTAAATGTTTCTGATAACAAAAACCATTTACCGCTTACTGATATTGGTACATTTTTTAAAACTTCAACTACCTCACTAGTATTTACATCTGTATATTTAAATCCTATTGCTACAGAACTTAGATGTAAACTATTTGAATAAAAATAACAAGATAGGGCAAATGTGTCTAAGTTTGTGTCAAAATCTAAAAAGTTTATTATATTGTTGCTAGTTAGTGTGGCAACTTTGCTTACTGTAGTTGATGGTATTCCAACTACCTTATATAGGGATTCACTTATAAATGGCTGAGTGCTTAAACTTGATTCTTCTGAAACAGTTCCATCAGTTATATCCCAAAGACTAACATCCTTATCTGTGTTATTCAATAACATCAAATAATCTGATTTATCGTCTAGTGCCCATAGTGCTACTGGATGCTCTGAAAAAATTTTTTCTGCATAAAGATTTGATGGGTTAGACATAGGTTCTCCTAGTCTATTTTATCACACAATACGTGTAAACCAACGAGGTAATGTAAACCTTATTCCCTTAGTTATTGGCTTAACTCCATGAATAAAGTTTGGGTTATCTGGAAAACACAAAAGATCTCCAGGCTCTGGCTTAAAGGACATTTCATATTTTGGAAAATATATGTCTCCTCCATCATAATCATTATTTAAATAAACCAATGTTGCTATGTCATTTGGCCTTGATGAATCAAAATGTTCGTGCATACCTTTTCCTTCAATAAATTTTGCAACATGTGTTTTTTCGTCAATAAAATCTTCAAACTTAAAACTATAACTTTTTAATACAAAGTCATAAACCTTGCGTGCAACATCTTGAATTTTGTTAAGAATTTCAGGATCTAGCCCTTGTATTTCATGATATGTATGAACCGTAAACTCTTGCTCTCCATTTCCATAATTTGAAAATAGATCAGTATATTTTTTTGCATATTCTGTCACTAGAACTGTTTCTTCAAGGTTCATAAAACCTGGAACATATTTAATTTGAGATTTAAAGTCTTCCATATTTAACCTATCTTTATTTCACATACATCAGTAGTGCAGTATGCCTCACCCTGTGCTTCTAGATTTTCTACCCCATCGTAGATAGCGTCCCAGTTGATTTTAGCAATCTGTCCTACATAACTATTATACTCTTCTTCTGTAATTTCTGTATAAGGTTGTTGTGGATATACCGTGTTTCCCATAGGCAGGAATGATACCGCTTTTAATTGTCCTTCGTACATATGTAGTGCTGGAGCAACGTGTTTAGACTCTGTTTCTTTATCAAATGAAAGTGTTACAGACACTCCATTGTCAGACCAATATTTTTGAGCAGTTGCAGCAAGTGCAATTTTTTCAAAAAGGCTAACATCTTTTTCTGCTCTTTCATGTTCTGAAGCAATTGGAAAATATACAACCTTTGTATTTGCAGATACAACATCATCTTCTATTTTATATCCAGCAGCCTTAAATAAATGAATCATAGGATCGGAGTCACCAAATCTAATTGCTCTCATAAAGAACTTTCCACCTGGACCCCAATGAACTCCTGGAGTTGCACCAGAAAGAATACTTACGCTGCCTGATGGCTTTACTGTTGTGACTCTTATTGATTCACGAACACAAAGCCATTCTGAATATTGATGATCATATTTTTTAATATTCAAATATCCTTCGTCCATCCATTCACGAACTATAGGCAAACCATGTTTGTCTGAAAAGGAAGCAATACCTGTAAGCGATGTTCCAATTCTTCTATTACGTTGCATAATTCCATTTGTTTGTTGCCAATGTGTTGGAACAAGAGTTACCGTTTTACCATAAAGATATGCAAACTTTAAAGTTCTTAAGAAATCTTCTTTATTTTCATGTCTATTTAAATGAACTTCAACTAATGTGCACAACTCGTATGATTCCAATGGTTGTTCAGCACATGGGTTAAATCCCATTACTCTGTAGTCTTTTCCATCTGCTGGATCTTTTAATCTACCGTAATTTCTAGCAACATCTAACCAAATAAAACCTGGTTCTCCATTATTAACTATTAAATCTACATAGTCTTCATACTTAGTTCCAACTGTTGCTGAGATAGAGTTATTAGACATCCAAGCCCAACCTGGATTATCTGAATCAAATGAATTTCTTTCTGGAAAAACCTCTGCATTTTTTAAATTAATAAAATCTTTATCTCCAGCAGAACCTAGTGCTAAGGTTGCTGATCTACGAACATTTCCTGCAACTACACATGTTCCAATTAAGTTAACAATGTCTACTATTGCTCTGGCATCAAGTTTTTCACCAATTCTTCCACCAATCACCCTATTAATCTGATTGTGTAATTTAATTAATGGTTCTGGTCCTGACGCTACCCCGCCAAATCCTTTAATTGGAGAGCCAAAAGGTCTTATTAATTCATAACTAAATTTTTGTTTTGCTTGACCTGTTCTTAGGTATGAGTTTAACAATAATCTAACAGACTCTACCCAACCTTCTCTGGTATCTGGAATTTCATAAATTGAATCAACTTCTGATGGTGCATAGATTGAAAATTCTTTATCTTGTCCAACGGTATCAAATCCAACTCCAATACCAAGCATGAGAGCGTCCATAACCCACGCAAACAGTGCTCCTGGGTCGTTTCTATCAAGATCCTTAGTAGATACCATGGCACAGTTTTGAAGGGCTGCAGAGTTCCTTTTTTCCATTGTCATGGGGGTTCCAAAAGCCCACATACCACGACCTGGCGGTGTCCATTTAAGATTAAACATACGATCAAATGCTTCCTGAGCAGACTTTTGAGCCTTATAGTCATTCCAAGGTAGTCTATTTTCTTTTGCATGATTCTTTTGTACTGAATACATGCCTTCAATTACACGCTTACAAACTTCGTGCCATCTTTCTTTAGTTCCATCTTCTTTAACGCGGGAATAGGTTCTTATAAAAGTAATTTCACCTAATGAATTGTTTCCAGCATCGTTAAATCCAAATGGGCTATCCATGGTTGTGTATTTTGTTACAAAATCCTCTGGAAGTTTAAAACTAAAAAAGTCTGACATTGATTTCTCCTAATTAAATGAAATTGAATAAGTACTAAGTATAGCAGAGTTTATTAAAATTAAAAACACTACTTTTATTTTATTTGTGCGTTAGTGAAATGACATTGCTGTATGTTGTTTTGGACTGCAACGTTCACATGATGTATACGTATTTTTAGTATATGGACAAGTAGTTGAACTTATTTTGTGTCCAATAACAAAACAGATCAACTTATTCATGCTAGTGGAACCCAGTGTTGAAGTTCATCGCCGCTCATATACATTAGTGGAGAAACATCATAAGCAAGTGTAATTCTTGGTTTATCAAAAGGCCAAGGACCTATTCCATGCGGATGTCCAGTTTCAGATAAAATAACTCTATTATTTTTATTTATATTTTCAATTGGAGTTGCTTCATGTCCACCAATTTTATAATATGTAACAGATGGCTCTGCATCTATACAATAATATCCATGAAAATTGGGAATACCTTTTCCACCTAAATGATCGTGATAATGATTATCTTCTTCAAGTGGTGGATTAACCATTGCGTCTGTATTAAACCAACCCTGCACCATATAGTGTTGTTTTTTAAAATCAATGTTGTAGTATTCACATGCCTCAACTGTCAAATCTCTAATTGCAGAAAAAATATTGTGTATTGCTGGATTGTAACATTGAAAAACATTAAATTTAGTTCCTAAATGATGAACACCTTTTGTTGAGTCTGCATACTCTTTTGTTACTTTTGGATATATTCCAGCAAATAAATCTTTTTCAACTTTTAACAAATACCTAGACAGTCCAGTTAAATCATTTTGAATATACTTTTCAAAAAACTTATGTTTTGGTTTTTCATCTATCATACTAATGGAATCCAATGCTGTTCATGTTCTTTGCCTACGTGTTTTAAGTCATCTAAAGTCATAACATCATATGCAACGGTAATTCTTGGACCTTCCCAATCCCAGTCTCCTTGAGCGTGTGGGTGTCCCATTTCTGAAAATATAGCACGGTTATCTATGTTTTTATTTTCTATATCTTTACCAAAAACTCTATAATAAGTTGTAGATGGTTCTGCTTTTACGCAGTAATATCCATGAAAGTTATCTGGAGCACCAGTATGACCATGATCATGCCAATTTAACTTACCTTTTGTTTTATGGTTAATATTAAACCATCCTTGTAACATAAATTTCTTTTTTTCAAAATCTATTTCATAATACTCACAAGCCTCTTTTGCCATATCTTGAATATTTTTATATAAGTTATATATGCCATCAATATGAAATTGAAACACATTATATTCTCTCCATTTAACGGTAGAGACACTTCCAGATTCTTGCCAAAAGTCTTTAGAATTAACTGGTGTAATGCCGTCTAATTCTACTTTTTCAATCATCTGATATCTATCAATTAACTCATTTGCTAAAATATCTAAATCATTATCTAGCGTTCTTTCAAAAAATTTATGTGGCTTTAAAGATTGACCAATACCACGTAGTTCTGGTGGTGGACCTTGTTGCATTTTTATCCTATCTGTTATATAGAATATTGTATCACACTAGACACTAGTCTATTGGATATAGGTGGTAAACAAGCACTCCGCTTGCATTTATTAGACCAAAAACTTCTCTACCAAACTCGTAGACATTTCTTTTTTCTTTAACAGAGTCTACTTTGTTTACTACTTCATGAACTTCTTGGTTATCAACAAATTTAACCAACTTGTCGCCAAGAGCAACGCTATCTGTCTTCATCATTAGATATTCTGCATCTCTTAAAATTAATATTTCTTCTGTATTACTTACTCTGTTATGAATGTCTTCATTAAATATTGTAGTATTTTCTACTTCGTGCATTTTTGTGTATGTAACTTTTGAGTTTATATTTTTAATATTTGTAAGTGATTTAGATTTCCATAATCCTATAGTATCTATATTGGCAAGAGGCATTTCATCAAATACTGAAAGAACAAGTGTATCTTCATCTGTTATATCTTTTGCTTTTTTATATCCAGCGTCTGTTAGTATAAGCGAGTGTTCGTCAAAACATATTGGTGAGAAACCAAATACTCTGAATGGTGAAAAACCAAATACTCTGAATGGAGAAAATCCAAATACGGCGAATGGAGAAAATCCAAATACGGCAAATGGAGAAAATCCAAATACTTGGAATGGTGAGAAACCAAATACTCCAAATGGTACAAATGAAAATGTTGTAGTTATTTCATTTGATAGTGCAGAATATTCTGAGTTTCCATTAGCGTTAGTTGCATATACTTTGTACCGTTGTGCTGTTCCTGGTTCTTGTGCTAGTGCTGCAGAAGTTGTTGTTGCAGTATCTCCTGATTTACCGTCGTTTGATTCCCAATGATAATTTGTTATTGCTGATCCACCGTTTGCTGGTGCAGTCCATGAAATTTGATCTTGATCAGCGTTTGGTGATGAAGCAGTTGGTGCTGCTGGTGTTGCTGGAACAGTTGTTGCTGTAATTGAATTTGATGCTGCTGATTCACCTGATGTTCCGTAAGTATTTGTTGCAGTTACTTTAAAAGTATATGCTGTATCTGATTGTAATCCTGTTACTGTAATTGGAGATGATGCTCCAGTGCCTGTAAAACTACCTGGGGTTGATGTAACTGTAAAGGAGTCTGCTGCATAGGTAGGGTCTGCTGTAAATGTTACTGTGGCTGCACCATTATTATAGGCCCGACTTATACCAACATTTGTTGCTGTACCAATAGTTGGTGTCTTTGGCATTAAAAAGTCATTAGAGCCTTGAGACTTCTTACCTGCTTTTTTACCTATTGCCATGTTATCTCCTTAGTCTTATTATATCAAACTGTTATGCAGTTAAATCGCCGTATACAACCCAGGTGTTAGTTGCTCTCTTGAATAGAGTGCAAGATGACCACCGTGTACGTAATTTGAGACCTGGTGTAGCATTTACTGTTACTCCTGCGTCTCCTGCGATTGTTACTTGACCTGTACCAGTTTGAAGAATATCAAGTGATGTTCCAATTGGGAAGGCTACTGCTGAATTAAGAGGAATAGTTAGTGTTGTTGCACTAGCACTATCCATTTCTATTAAGTCGTCTCTTTCAGTCAATGCTGACAGAGTATAACTTGCTGTCTTTTGAATAATTGGTGTCCGTGAAGGTACACCTTCTAATCTTTGTGTACCGTCTGCAAATACGATTCCGTTTGCAGTGATGTCTGATGTTGCAGTGATTGAGTTTGCCTCAAGTGTCAAAAGTGCCAAGACATCTAGTGAACCTTGTCCAAAGTTAACTGTAGTTGCTGGCTCAGTTGTAACACCATCAAACAATTTCCATTTACCGTCTGTAACGTCTTTGACGATACCAGCATGTTTTTGTGTTCCATCATTATAAGAAACTACCAAACCTAGATCTGTTACGTTGTTAGCATTTGTGTGTCCAAGTTGTAACATGGTATCTTCAATTTGTAATTGTGTTGCTGATACTACTACGTTAGATCCGTTGACAATAAAGTTTCCATCAACTGTTAAATCTTGATCAATTGTTACATTTCCAGTAAAATCTGCTCCTGAAAGGGATGCTAGATTTCCTAGTGTTGTTACAAGGTTTGTAATTTTATCTTGATTGATTGTTCCTGATATAGAGTTATTTGTAACAGAGTTATCAAGTGGTGTTCTTGCATCAGAAAGTCTTGCATCATCTGTAAGAACTACTGCCAAGGTATTTAGAATACCGTGTACGTTTGATGTATCAGATTCGTGATTGCTTAAATCTGTTAATGTTACAAGTGTTGCTGTATTTGATATACCGTGAACATTTGTTATTTCTAGATTATGATCTGAAATTGCATTATCTGTGTATTGTTCTAAATCTGTAACTGCATTTCCTAATTCTTGTTGAAGATCTATTACTGCATTTCCAACCACATCGTCTGCATAATCATTAGCAGCATTAGCAAAAGAAAGATCTGCATTGTCTAAATACAAAACTACGTTTGCAATTGCACAATCTGTATAATCTTCTAAAGCCACTATAGCGTTATCTAGACCCTCTTGTAAAGAGTTTGCAATGTCGTTTATGTTATTTGATAGTGTATTAATATTGTTGTCTACATATTCATATGTCTCATCTTGAGCATTGCTGATGCTATTTGTTATAGTTAAAAAGAAATTTTCATCTTCATTAATAGAGTTTGCTAATTCTTCAAGGGTGTTTAGTGCTTCTGGTGCAAGCCCTATCAGATTAGCAACTGCGTTATCTGTATAATCATTTGCATCTGCTAAAGCATTGCCTGCCGCTAAATCAGCGTATGTTTCTAGAGTTGAAACTGCATTAGAAACTGCGTTGTCTGTGTAGTCTTCTGCATCGCTTAATGCGTTTCCTGCTGCAAAGTCAGCATATTCTTCTAAATCTGAAACTGTATTTGCTACTAAGTTACCTACATCTGTTGATCTAGCAATGCTAGTTGGAATTTGTGCTGTTGGAACTAAATTGCTTTCATCTAATGTGGCAACACCGTTTGCTGCACCTTTTTGTTCTAATAAAATGTAATCGTCTAGGTTTCCGCCTAGATCTTCTATATTTTTAAAGTATGGCAAATCATCCCATGCTGTAGAGTTGTCACCTATTTTAAATTGTCCTGTGTCGGTTTCAAAACCAATTTCTCCAGAACCCAGAGTAGGGTTAGCATTAGCCCACTGTGTAGCAGTTCCTCTACGTTGTAGCATCCTTGTTGCCATTTTATCTCCCTGTGTAGGTCTTACCTACTTTGTATTTTGTTTTAATTATAACAGTTTTTTTAAAATGTTTTAATTAAATTCACTGTCTGGATTTCCACCATCAAATACTGCTGCCCATGAATTTGAAAATGGTGTTCCACCACTTAATGTAGAAATTTGTGGATCGTCATATTGTTCAGCATCCCAGAATACTGTAACAATTCTTCCGTTACCATCAATTGCTGTATCATGAATGTGATCTGGAATATTTTGTACATCATTGCTTGTTGCAATTGTAAACCAATCAGTTTCATAATAAACTTTTAATCTTTCTACTGTGGTATCAAACCACATATCCCCATTGTCTGGGGAAAGAGGGGCAGTATTTGCTACTGGTGTACCAGTTACAGAATCTACGTATTCTTTAGTAGTAGCGTGACTTGAGTGTGTAGGTGTTCCTACTGCTACCGCGTTTCCAAATGAACCGCCGTTAGTTACGACTAATCCATTCTTGACTTTAAAATCTTTTAGACTTGTAGTCATTTACTGCCCCCTAATTTTTTTACTAGACTAACAATGTACCAACAACTGTTACATCTGAGTTGTTATTGGCTGTTGCTACTCTTAGTCTTACATCTGTTCCGTTTACGTCTGCAGAAATTGTGGATGCGGATCCATTTGTTCCTACAATTGCGTATTCTGTGATTGCGATGTTGTTTGAAGTATCAAGAGTTAAGATAACTTTTGAAACTTCTGTGTGTGCACCGTAAGCAACTTTTACCAAGAATTCGGCTGAGCGATATTCTGCTAATGCCCAGTCAATTGCTGTAACTGTGCTTGCTGTTGGAGCATTTACTGTTGCTGCAACTTGTCTAGCAACTGTGTTAATATCAATTTCAGTGAAATTAGGTATTACTGCTTCAAGAGCATCTACTGCACGTTGATCTGTGAAGTAAAGGTTTGTTGAACCTTCAACCAAAGCATCTGTGTTAGAGTCTCCTACACCATTTTCTGCTGTAATTACCAATCCTTCAGAGTTACCTGTGATTGAGATATTTGTTAGAGTTGCCATTGTTAACAAACTTGCTGCTGACTCTTTAGCCCTTGTATCTGTGAAGTATTCGTTTGTTCCTTCTTCGATATCAGTTGTTGACAAAAGATTAATTGCATTGTCTGTGTAAGAATTTGCATTTCCTAAAGCATTACCTGCTGCGAAATCTGCATAATCTTCTAAATCAGCAATTGCATTACCTACTTCTAGATCTGTGTAGGAAGTTGCATTTGAATAAGCATTTGCTGCTGATCCAACTGCGTCATAGTTTGCTGCTAAGCCATCAGCGTAGTCTTCTGCGTCTGATAAGGCATTTGCTGCGGAACCTGAAGGATCATAACTTCCATTAAAGGAAATTGTGTTTCCTGTAATGTCAATGTCAGTTCCTGCAATTAAAGCATTTTGTTTTAATGCAACCAAGTTGGTTATTGTTCCAACAAAGTTTGCATCGTCACCAATTGCTTCTGCGATTTCGTTAAGTGTGTCTAATAATGCTGGTGCATTGTTTGTTAAATCAGCAATTGCATTACCTACTGCAAAGTCTGCATATTCTTCTGCATCTGCTAAAGCATTTGCTGCTGAGCCTGCTGGATCGTAGTTTGCTGCTAATCCGTCAGCGTAATCTTCTGCATCTGCTAAAGCATTTGCTGCTGAGCCTGCTGGATCGTAGTTTGCTGCTAATCCGTCAGCGTAATCTTCTGCATCTGCTAAAGCGTTTGCATAAGCATTTGCTGCTGAGCCTGCTGGATCGTAGTTTGCTGCTAATCCGTCAGCGTAATCTTCTGCATCTGCTAAAGCGTTTGCATAAGCATTTGCGGCAGAACCCAAAAGGTCATATGTTCCTGAAATTGCATTTGCTGCTCTTTCGTTTGTAAAGTAAAGATTTGTTGTTCCTTCACTTACGTCATCAGAATCATGATTAGAAATGTCTGATACTGTACCAGTTACATCTCCAACTAAGTCTGCTGTAATTGTATTTGCAAAAAAGTTTGCATTTGCATCACGAAGTACTATTGTGTTTGCTACTGCATTTGATGAAGCGTCTCCACCAACTAAGTCTACAATGTATTGTTGATCATCTGTACTTTTTGTCAAGATGTCAAAGTTGTTAATTGTACCTGTTGTTCCTTCAACGACTAAACCATGTTTAATCTTGAAATTTTTTGTTACTGTTGCCATTTTTTATCTCCTTATGCCTTAAGTCCCATGCGTGCGTAACGCACAGTGACAGGCCGTATAACTGGGTCTGGAGTGATTGTTAAAGCCACTGTATTTCCAGCCCTCGAGACACTTATGGTTCCAATATTCCCATCGTTGTCTATTGTCCCATATTCAGAAACGGAACTATCTACCGTGTCATTTAATATGGTCAATTCTGTTGCGTAGAAGAGGTTATCTCCTGCTGTTGTTTTAGAGATGGAAATAAGATACTTAACCATTCTCCATTCTGTTGCATTATGACTATCTAATATTGTAACGTTTTCAATTTCAGAAATAGTGTTGTCGTTATTACCGAAGGTGCCAAGGCGTGTTGCTTGGGACGCGGTAGTGTCAATTAAATCTTCATAATCTTGCTGAGATGGCCTATCGCCAGTCTCATAACGTGATTTTACTGTTGTGATTGATTGTTGTGCCATGCCTAAATTATAACATTATTTTTACAACTTTTTATAAATTAAACAAATATATAGGTTCCTACGTGCACTACTTTAACATGTGGTGCTACATATACAGAACCGCCAAGTTTACGCCATAACGTACAGAAATAGTAGTCTTCTGACAAAAGTCTTTCTTCTTCTGGGTCTACCTGAGTTTTCCAAAAGTCATAAATGTATTCACCTTTTTTAATTCCACCTAAATCTAGTTGATCACTTTTATATTTTCCAACATGCTCTTTCATTGTTTCAAAAACATTACGTTTAATTAACAGCAAACCAGTTCCTATGTTTTTTACCTCTAATGGTTTTTTAGGATTATCTGCTACCTTATGCAAGTCTTGTCTATTAACAAAATTTATGTTTACATAAGATCCAAACCTTTTTAAATCAGGTTTTTTTAATTCTGCTGCTTTTTCTACGTTAGCCCAGTTAATTGCCTTCATTGGCACGGCAGCCCCAATAATATCTAAATCTGTATCAATCATATCTATAACACCATCAGCGTTAAAACCTTCGTCACCATCAATAAATAATAGGTAGTCAGCATCAGATCTTAAAAATAGTTCTGTAAGGGTGTTTCTGGCCCTGTTGATTAAAGATTCGTTGTACAAGTCGTTAAAGGTTACTTTGTATCCTTTGTAGGTTAGTTTCATTACTAATCCCATGACACTTTTCATAAAGTATCCATGACAAACCCCACCGTACATTGGGGTTGCTATAAAAATACTAGGTTTTTCTTTTTTATCCATATGTCTATTCTACAGTATATAGTTGCTATAGCCAATAACCTGTAAAGGAATTGGGGGCACATTACCTGGACCATACCCTTCTACTGTTATTGTTGTAAATCTTATTCTAAAAGGTAAGGTGTAATTTATTTCTACCGTGCCAGGTTTATAGGATATTTGGGTTTGGTAATAGTCTGAGGTTTCAATACGTCTTAATTTTTGTTTATTGTCATCAACAATAATTGCTGTTGCCATTAGTCAGTTACATCTTCAAGGATAATCAGACTGCCTTGTGCAACTGTCCAAACAATTTCTGATGTAGATAACTCGATATCAAAGATATCTCCTGTTTGAAGATTATGCGATTCTTCTGCTGCAAGTTTAACTGTGAACTCTCCAGCCAAATCATCTGCATCTGCTGCTGGAGTCAAAAGCATAACTGTGTTTGCATTATCTGTTATTACTCCAAGATCTTTAGCAAGGTTTGGTCTTTTAATTTTCATAGCAATGTTCCAATCTGCTATAACTAAAGGGGACTGTTCATCGTCTGTCACATAAACTTTAAATGCTGAGGTGTCACCACGAACTACTGTCCATTTAACGGTTGGGGGTTTAGCACCTACGTCATATAAGTCTTGAGAAGAGTTTCTAAGAATAGCCATAATGTAATTATATCACGCTTCTATGTTTTATATATATATCACTACATCCATTATTCTCAATAGCATACCCAACTACTTCCCATGACTGGTTATACTTTAAAAATTGAGTAACTGCTGCTGCAACTGCAAATCCACCACGGTTATTGTTGTCTGGTTCCCAAAATGAGGCATACATAATAAAATCATTTAAACCTATGATTGTGTTAGATTTTGACATTTCTGTAGACTTTAAAATATCAGATAAAACATAATTAAATCTATGATCAGCATCTATATAAATATAATCAAATTTTTTATCTTTTAATGGAAGGATATCTTGTGAATTACCTATTTCTAAAAATACATTATTATACTTTTCAAACCTTTTTTTTACAAAATTCAAATGTTCTGTTTCATCAAATCTTCTAACCTTTGCACCTTCCCAATCCCACATTTTAAAAGTATCTAAGAGTGTTGCACTTTTAACATTTTTGCTGTTTAAAACCAGTTGAGAATAATCTCCGCCCAGTACACCTATTTCTAAATAATCTATACTTTGTGGTATTAGATATTTTAAAGCACTTTCTCTATTTGAAAAAACTTTACAATTTATTAACTGATTGTCAGATATTGTTTCAACATGATTATGATACTTTTCAATATCAAAATTCATCAAGAAAGACCGTTCTTTAATGCTCCCCAAGTACCGTTACCTTTGGCGGTAACTACAAGAACTCCATTAGATGCATCTGCGTAAGCACAAACTGCTACAGCACCTGCACCACTATCTGGTCTAACATTTGTTAAACCTCCACCAGTCTTTACGTATAAAACGTCACCTGCAGTAAATTCAGATGTATTAACATCTGGTAATACTCCAGATACAACGCACACTCCCTGTGCATTATTTGCTGTTGTAGATTTTAATAATCCTAATATTGGTGATGTTGTTGTAGGAATTGCTTTTCCTATTGTTGTTAAATCTTGTCCTGTGTTGTGACCATTAATAAATACAGGAGATCCTGCTAATATTGATGCTCCAGATGTATTAATTACATCTAATTTCATGTAAGATAAACCAAGTCCAGCAAGTGTGCTATCTAGTGAAGTTGCTAAAGATTGAATATCTTCATGTACGTTTACGTCATCATCAACTAGTGGATATGGTAAGTTATATATGCTTGATTGACCTGTTGCCATACCAATATTATATCATTTTAAATAATTTTTTGTATTATCTTACTAATATGACATTTTTAATTTGACTTGCTGGCAAATAGATGTTATACTTGATATATGACACCTACCAAGGGTGTCATGTTTTCTTAGGAGAGAACTATGAAAAAAGATAAAAAATTTTTAATAGGATTGCTCGCAAGTCTTGGATTGTCTTCAGTATTCTTGAATATTTCTAATGCTCAAGGTGTTGAAACTAACCTGAAAAACGATCAGTATACAACATTTACCGCTGAGGCGGTTTTTTTGCTTTCTAGGCCAGATCACTTAGATAAGCCATCTAGAGATAATGTAAGGACCCTTGCTGAATATCAGGATAAAGGACAACTTACTGATATTGAACTAAAAACTTTGCTGTCTGCTTGTGGTTTTGAAAATAAACACCTAGTAGAGGCTTGGGCTATTGCTAAAAAAGAATCAATGGGTAACGCCTTGGCTTTTAATGGCAACAAAAGCACTGGAGACAAGTCATACGGATTATTTCAAATAAATATGATTGGTGATCTTAATGCTGATAGAAAAGAAAAATATAATTTAGACTATACTAGTCAACTTTTAAACCCATCAATTAATTGTCAAGTTGCTTATATTATGAGTGATGGTGGTAACAATTGGGGACCCTGGAAAGGTATAACTTCAAAAACTAGAGAGTTTATGTATCAATTTCCTAAAGATTAATCTATTGGATATAAGTGATATACCAAAACGCCGTTAATGTCTAATAGTCCAAATATTTCTCTACCAAATTCATAGACGTTTCTTTTTTCTTTTATTGAATCTACTTTATTAACTGTTTCATGAATTTCTTTGCCATCTACAATTTTAACTATTTTATCTCCAAGAACTACACTGTCTGTTCTTTCCATAATATATTCATTATTTCTTAGTATTAATATTTCTTCAGTGTTACTTATCCTATTTTGTATATCATCATTATAAACTGTAGTATTTTCTACTTGATTTACCTTTATATATGTTACTTTTGACTCTATGTTTTTAACATTTGTTAATGATTTAGACTTCCAATGTAAAATAGTGTTTATATTTGCCATAGGAATTTCATCAAATGTTGACACAATAAAGGTATCACTGTCTGTTATTTCTTTTGCTTTTTTATATCCATTAGTTGTCAATACTAATGAGTCTTCATCAATACATATTGGAGAAAATCCAAATACTGTAAATGGAGAGAAGCCAAATACTCTAAATGGAGAAAATCCAAATACAGCAAAAGGAGAAAAACCAAAAACACTAAAAGGAGAAAATCCAAACACCTGAAATGGAGAAAATCCAAACACCCCAAATGGTGTAAATGTAAATTGTCTAACTGTTAAGTCAACTGGAGTTTCATAATCTGCTGCCGTGGTAACTGCAGGAGTTTGTTCAATAACTTTTCCATCATTTGCGGCCTCTGCCTCTTCTCCAGAAACTGAAGTAATTACGTTTCCTAAAGTAAATCCTTCTGATACAACATCTGCTTGTGCTTGTGCACTGGTTCTGCCAATAAAGTTAGGAAGTAATTTCATTCCTTTTGCTACAACGTATTTAACTAATTTTCCAAACATGACAACCCCCTATGCGATCAAGTCGCCGACTAGAAGCCAGGTATTTGTGTCAAACTTAAACAAAGATACACCTGAATATCTTGCTGCAATTGATTTATTACTATTTTTACTATTTAAAGTAACTCCTGTATCTGCAATAAAAGTAACAGATCCAGTATTCATTCTAAAAAAATCTATTTCTGATCCTATTGGAAAAGCAACTGTAGAATTGGGTGGAATTGTAACTGTCCATGTACTTGTAGAATCAAAAGTCATTGTTTGACCAATATTGTCTAATGATAAGTTCCAGTTTTGTACTCCACTACCACCTTGTTTATTAAATGTAACTAATCCACCGTGAGAAATCCAAGTGGTACCATTATAAAACTGTAAATCATTAATTGCTGATCCACCAGAAGTCTGTCTAACAAAACATACTGTTCCTCTTACAGGTGATGGTAATGCAATATCTCTTGCTGCGGGATTTAAATAGTTATTTACTCCAGCCTTTGCTGTAATTACTGCGTTGGTGTCTGAAAATACAACATTATTTTGAAATTCATGTGTTCCAGACCAGTTATAATTTGCAGCGGCATTTGTATTTCCACCAATTGCATAAAATGTATCTGTTCCTTGATCGTAAACGTATGCTGTTTTACCACTAGTATTTAATGAAGCCATTATTCACCAATTCCTATTGCTTTAAGTTCTTCTTCTGTTAAACCTAATGCAACTAATTTTGCAATTGCAATTTCTTTTAAAATTATATTATCAGCCATTATTCACCTATTGTATCCCAATCGGAAGTTGCTGAATTATAAATTTTTAACAACAATGGACTAGATCCTTTAACGCACCAAAGGGTTCCGTCTGTTGGTGTTGCTGGTTCTGTAGATGTATAAATTGCTGTTGGATTTACTGGTGTGCTTCCTGGATCTGAATCTATGTCTAGCCATAGCAATCCTTCTTGAACAACTACTGGTTGTGTGTTTGAAACTATAGAACCTGTTCCTAATTCTTCTAATGCATCAATTGAATCTTGAATATTTTTTAAATGATATGCAATTGATGGATTTACCAATGCAGCGGTATTACTACCTGTTTCATCATATGAACTTGATCCGTAATGGTAGGTTCTTAAAGCAGTCTGAATATCTGCGGCATCTTCATAGCCTGGAACTTTAGTGGAATATATATTTCCTATGCTAACATCAGCCATTGTTCATCACCTTCCTCATTATACCACGATAGATATTACAAAATGAACCGTTTTTGTACCAGTTAAATTTTGCCAGGTAGAACTAGCATACTCAATAGCATTAACTGTTACTGGAATCACCTGTAATCCAGTTCCTGGATCATTTGTAAAAGAACCTATTTGTATAGAAGACGATATTGGGTTTTCGTTTGGAATGCTGTAAGTGATATTAAAATTTGCACTAGTTAAGGTTTGAGAAGTTTCTTCATCAACAATATAACTTACAGGAATATTAAAAACTTTAGATCCATCAACAAATGTTCCAGTCATTATTTTATTGTATTGAAGTGGGCTTAGTTTAATTATTGGATACCATTGAAAAGAAGGATTGCCATCTTCGTTATCGGGTGCAGCATTATATTGATAAACATATGAATATTCGTTATCTGTTTTTAAAACGTTAATACAAAGGTCTTTTGCTTTTGGGGTTTGGCCAACAAGTGCTGTATTTGGATTGCCTACTGAAACATAAAATAAACTTCCTCGTTCACCTTCAGGTCCAAAATCAACCTCTACGTTTATACTACTTGGTCCGCTTAATACTAAAAGTTCGTCTGTGGTTAATACTATGTCAGCCATTATGCACCAGTTACATCTGCTGTTACGCTAATTGTTCCTTTTAAAAGTGTGTAAACTACATCTGTTCCACTTGATATTTGAACATCGTAATAATAAGTAGTTCCAGCAACCAACTGTCTTCCTACTGCTGGAAGTATAACGCAGGTAATATTAGTTTTTGCTTCATTTATTGTTGCTTGTCCACCAACGGAAAAACTTGGACTTGCACCCAATGCTGAGGCTATGGTAAAAGTTGATGTGTAACCAGTTAAATTAAAAGTGTCGCCTGCAGCGTCTTTGGGATATATAACAAATTCATAACGGTCACCCTCATAATAATTGATACTGTATGTGCCTGGAAATGCCATAAACCCTCCTAATTCATTATATCATGCTATGAAACTGATACATATATTTTTTTTAGTATTAGGTTTGTTAAAAAATCTGATTTGGCATAAGGTCTACAGAAGTTAAACCACATTTCTTTATTTTCTATGTGTATGGTTTGGTCAACTGTTAGGTCAAAGATTCCTTGGTATTTAAATGATCCAACCATTGTTAGAACTGATTTGTCAATTTCGGGGTATACGGTAGCAAACCAAAGTTCAGTATTATTAACAAAGGTTTCAAGTGAAAAGTTATAGGTAATTCTAACAGTTGATCCTATTTCTAAACTTCTAAATGTTAGTACTCTAGATTGTTCGTTGTAAAGGGTGTTGCAGTTTAATGGTAGGAATGATTGGTTTTTTAATATGCCTTTTTTATCAATATATAAATCGTGCCATCCATTTTCACCTCTGGATGGGTCTATGCTAAAAATTTTAGAAGATGTGTCTTCGTAACTAGCCCAACCTGGTTGCTGTTTGTAAACTGGAAAATAACTTTCTCCATTTTTACCGTTTATACCATTCTTGCCATTTTTTCCATCTGCACCTGAATCGCCTTTGTCACCTTTGTCACCTTTAGGACCTTGTATTCCTTGTGGGCCCATTGCACCTTGTGGTCCTGGTATACCTTGTGGTCCTGGGACTGGTAAAAATTGTAGTTGTGGGGCTTCCTGATCAACTGCATTAATTTTTTGTTTTTCTTGTATAGGAAAACCCATGCTGCGTGAAATGGCCATAGCGTCTCCTTATTTTATTATCTTTACGATTTTTTCTGAGCCTGTTGAGTCTGTTATTTTTATAACGGACGGTAAATCATTTTTAACATTTGAAATTTTTATGACTGGCATTATAAAGTACCACTGATGTCACCAAGAACTGTGATGGTTCCTATAACTGGTGTCCAAACTGTGTCGTCGATAGTTACTTCTAAATCAAACATAAGTTCTGCAACGCTAGAACGGTACGTAGAGCCCCAAAAAGCAGACAAACTTGGGTCTACCTTTACCTGGACATACCCTGAGCCTGAAACGACCGTTAGAGGGTCTATTATATCGGTTTTAGGGTCATATGCGGAGGCAAGGTAAGTCCATCCTGTTGTATCAAAGTAAGTTGTTTCATCGTTTTGTAAAAAGTCAATTCTTATGAGAGAAGAGTCTCCACGAATTATTTGCCATTTAAGGGTGGCGGGGTCAGATCCAAATTTTTCTACGGTTGTACACATATTAGCATTATATCATTTTATTAAAATTAAAAGTCCAACACCCAAGAAACGGTGGGTATCGAGATTTACTCAGGTGTTAGATATAAAATTATATCATGCCAGGTATATAGAAGGTTTGTGGATAAGTTGTTAATAAAGAATTCACCAAATCGTTATAATTGGTTTTTAAGGTTTGTGAGGAAATTTATATTAGACC